GTGGTGCGGACGGCGCGGCTTGAACTATAAGTGAAAAGCCCAGATTTGCGCGGTTTAAGTTGAGATTACGTTGTTAATTCTTACACAGTTTCTTACACGAAAACTTACACAGAATTTGGATTTGTAAACGCAAAAAAGCCCCGCCACCTTTTCAGGCAGCGGGGCAAATTTCAATCACTTAATTTCAGTATCTCTCAGCCCTAACCGCCGCGTGATAACTGCGAAGACAATATCGCTAATCCACATAGCACTGGTGCCGACGAGGAAGCCTGTTGCCAGAACAGCAGGTTGTGGATCGTCCGGTGTAGGAAAGCCGAGTTTCACAGCATAATGCACGACTGGAATTGTGAGATACGCAGCGGCCAGAGCTCCCGATAGTGGAGACAGTATTCGTTCAACGAGGCTAATCTTCTTACGAGATAGTGCTCGAAGGACACCACCGGCACCACCGGCAATGAAGACTTCCGGATTGACCCCGAAGTCACGAAGGAGATCTTGCCAGCTCATTTCATTTCCCCACAGTAAGCGGTTCTTGCCGCGTTATTTGCTTTTATCTCCTGCCGCGTTTCGGGAGTGTCACGGCTGGAGTAGGTTATTGGTTGCCACACACGACAGACATCTGCCGCGATAGCTACGTCAGTCCCTTTGGTATGGGTCTGGCTTATCATCTGGCACCCGACCAGCAATGACGTCATCACGAGCGCTGACAGCGCGATTAACGCGCTTGGAATGGATGCTCTCAATTTCATTGAGGACTGCCTTTTCAATATCCAGCCGCTCAGCCCGCCGCGCGAAAAACGCAGCGAGCTTCAGAAGGACTGTCAGGATTGAGAGTGCGCTCATTTGCTTTCGGCCACGAGCTGACTGATTTTAGGAACCAAGTGTTTTTCAATATCTTCAGTTGTGAGCCCGAAGTGCTTGATGGCATCTGGTACGGAATCCCGAACAAAGCGAACGCCGGCAGCAAGGTGCCGGTTCTTTAAATCAATGGACACACCAGTGGGCTTATGCTCGGCCGCAATATAGCGCGCGCCATTCATCAACGCTGATTGCAGCGCTTCACGGTGCCGGGCTTCAATTGAAATCCCTGTCCAATCATTTATCTTCTTTGTAATCCATGCCGTTGCAGCTGCGATAATTGCGCCAACAATGGTGAGAACATATGGATACAAGCTGTCAATCAGTGGATCGAGGTTAACTTGCGTGCCGGTATCCTGAGCAATTGCAAGGTATGGAACCAGCAAAACAGCCGCAAGAACCAGTACCGCACAGGCGAAGAGCTTGCTGTACATTTTTATACTCCAAATGAATGAGCCGTTACGGCAGAGGTTAAGCGATGGCGGCTTCGATTTGTTCAGCCAATGAGCGTAGAGATGTCACAACATCACGAAGGCTATCCGCTTTAGTGTTTGTCTCGACTTGAGGACCGTCGACCATTTTGAAAGCTGTCCGGTCTGCCCACACAAGATATCCAGCCGGCGTTTCAACTCGGATCAGCATGCCGTCGACTACAGCAACTTCCACATTTACGTTTGCAGGAATTGAGCCAGTATCTGGACCGTCCTTGGTGCTCCGCGTTTTGACGATCGATGTGGTGACAGCTATTGCCCCAACCGGAATAGGTTCGAGCACTACGACTTGGCTCTTTAGCTGTGCAGCAACAGATGACCGCATGAGGTTCCCCACAGCAGCAGCAGTAATCAGAGAAAGATCAAAGGGCAGGCGGGTGATGTCCCATTTGTTCCGTTGTTTGATCCCCAAATTTGGCTCAACCTCAGCGTGGAACAGAATAGTTTTAGGCGTGACCGGAATATCGTAATGCGATGCCAGTTCGGCCACCACGTCAATGAACACTGCCCATTGTGGTTTCGTGATGGGATAGGGGCCAGGTTTAAACGGCGCTTCAATTGCACCGGCCATCCCGCAGAGAGACACTCCGATAGAGTCCGTGTTGCAATTTAAGGTGTGTGCAGCATAACCATCCTTCAGAGACCCGGAGTTCGCTGAGATCGTCGGCTTACCTCTCACAAGGCTGCCGTCACCTTCGATCAGGATGTGGTATGCCTTCTTGTCAACGTCGTTGGCTTTGTTGGTTCCGGCCGTCCAATGGCAGATGATCCGCTTCATAGGTACAGCAGGCATCCAAGGCGCGGGGATGCGCGACATGGCGTTCTCCTAAATGTGAAAAGAAAAGAGCCGCCGCCCTTTGGGTGGAAGGGAGAGAGCGGCAGCTCGTTACCTCACCTTTCGGCGGGATTAATCCCAAAGCTGCTTAAATGGCTTCGGTGAAACTGGCTGCGCGATCCGCGGCAAAACAATACGCGTTCCTGCAGGCAACAATAGATCGAGATCCAGCACATGCGGATTGGCTTCAATGAGAAGCTCAGTGTTCTTGGCGTGGCTACCATAGAATACGTAAGCGATGTCATCGAGCATGTCGTCGTCAACTGTAACGTAAACACTCTCTCCAGTGCTGGATGATACAACACGGTTCTTCATGGCAGCTCCTAAGCAATATTGGTGGAGCCATCCCCCGTCAGTGACGGCGCACCGGCCTCATAATTCGGACGAGGTGTCGGCACTGGAATCCCATCATTCGGGGCATCTGTTGCCGGTGAGCGTACCGGGTCATTCTTCCCATAAGAAGATCCCTTGTTATCAGATGGCGCCGTGCATGACAGCGACGTGGTATATGGACCACTGGCAGAGAATTGATGAGTTGCCGTCTTGATGTGCCACCGGCCATCAACATTGGGCCTGCACCCAGACACCAGCGCCATAGCGCCTGCCTGAGCAAATGGGCTTCCGTTGATATCGAAGGAGCATTCACGCTCAGCACGCTTCAATCGTTTGGCTTGAGCTTTGGCAGCTCGCTTTGCAGAGGCCTTGCTTTTCCGCGGTGCGCGGATGCAGAACGTCGGACCATCCGATCCGGTATCTTCCGTCACGGTCTCCTTCTTGTTCTTCTTCCGGTCATAATAGGAGGCTTCGACCTTGCTGTGTTTCGGCTCATCTTTTTCGGTGATGGAGTATTTCAGGATGTTGAAGCCCTTCGCCACCTTGATCAGCCCCATCTCCTCACCGCTGACGTTGAGGCCTTCTCCCTCTTCGACAACAACCAGATGATTGGCCTTTACCGTCACAGAGGCATTGAGATCCTCGCCGATGCGCATGAGGAATTCCAAGCCGTTCTCTTCGGTCTGGGCTTCAAACTCATTCTCAATACCCTTTATGCTGGCACTGATTTTGAGCGTCAGTCCGACACGGGAAGCCACCTCTGCAAAGATGTGGCCATAGGTCGGGTATTCCTTCACAGGGTATGACTTTGGGTCTCGCTGCTTTGCCAGTGACTTTGCAGACACGGACTTTGCATCGATAGAAATCTGCTGCGGCCAACCGCTATAGGTGACACTATCAACAGAGAACTGCCCGAAATCTCGCAGCTCACCTTCATAGCCACCAATCGGATTAAGAATTGCACCGGTCTTAATCGACGCAACCGAACCATCAATATCGTCAATGACAATCTGCAAAGTGTCTGACTTCTTGCCAGTACCTTCCGTGATTGTCATTGTTATGCCGGAGCCCTGAACCTTATCAGTGACGTCAACACCGTTTGCCTTCAGCATAAAAATAGGTTTTGACATTACAGGTTAACCTCCAGAGATGCGCTGAACGAGATCCCGCCGCCACTGAAGCCAACCCCTATGCCAAAGTTAAAGCCACCAAGGACAGATGACATGGCAAGCATTCTTGCTGCCGAACCCCAGCCAACTGTGTCAGGCCTCTACCATTGAGATGCCTTGGGTGGAACGTGGACTCCAGAACAATCTCCTCGTTGCCAGGTCCAAGTCTATGGATGATGGGAGCCGCTCCAATAACATCCTGCGGAGCAGAACGCGGCTGGAGTGAGCGCCGCATCGTTTCAACCGAATAACTCGGTACTGTGAACCGGAACGGCCCCCATGCCATCAGCATTATGCTTCTCCATACGAGATGTTTCCGAAGGCAGTCTGAGCAGAACGGCGCAACTGACGATCAAGGATCACCGCCAGTTTCTCACCATCAGCACCTTGACTGCCGCCATGAAAGTGGTTTGTCTGCTGGACAGTGACAGAGCTACCGAGAGCGCTGTTCGGAGTGATGTTGCCGTTAGATGCCGGAGTGAAGAGTTCAACACCTCGACCACCAACTGCATACGTCTTCCCAGCCTGCACAGGACCTCCACCAGCGCGTGCGCCACCAATAGAGGTGTTTCCACTTTCGCTGCCACCGTCACCGCCTGCACCAAGTTCAGTGCGGAGAACTGCAGAAAGCTCACGAGCAATACCAAGAGCACGTTCAAGGCTGGCCGTTGCCACTTGAGGGTTTGCCTCAAATGACATGATCCTAACCAGCTCTGCCTCAATCTCGGATGCCTTTGCCTCTGCGGTAGCTCCGCCTTGGGTTAGAGCCGCAACGTAAGCACGCATACCCTCTTGGGCGGCTACACCCCATGTAACCGTCTCTTGCCCAAGGCCCACTATTATCCCATCACGATGCTGCTGCGCCGCCTGCTGAGTTGCTCTTTTGGCATTGTACTCATCAGTGCGTTTTCTAGCTTCATCTCGCATCCTCTGGCGATCTTCTGCTGACGCATTGGTGTATGTATTATTGGCAGTCGACCCTGAAAGCGTTACCAATCCAGCTACTGCGCCGAACGGGCTGGTCGCGAACCGTCCGGCCGCCCCCAGAGCTCGCCCCATAAGGCCTTTCTTTGCAACTGCTCCTGCAGCGGCCCCTCCTGCAGCGGTCCGACCAGCACCAAGAATCCTGCCAAGCACCCCCCTTCCAAGAGTGACGGCCTTATACGCACCGAATGCAAGGGCAGCAGCGCCAACAACCTCGATAAGCCGTCTGGTGGATTCACTGAGCTTTACGAATTCAGATGCCACCCAATCCGTAGCTTGTAGGATACCTCGGATTGGAGCTTCCCAATCCTCAATGACCTTGATACGAGCTGTCTCAATCGCACCTGTTGCACGGGTATAGTCACCATACAGACCCTCGTTTGCTTTCGTCCCGATCTTATTGGTGATGCCTTCAGGAGTGTTCTTCATAAGCTCAAGCATCTGCAAGAAACCCTGATAGTTTCGAGCCAGCATCATCGCTCTGTTGCCCTGTCTGTCTGTGAAGAAAGAATTGAGCTGAGCAAGGCTTGCATTGGAACTCAGGATCTTCATCATAAGCCCCTCGGCATCCACACTTTCCGCGCTAACCTTATGGAATGCACCGATCTTGCCACTGAGAGCCTGACGATCTTTTGCAGACAACTTGTCGCCAAACAAAGGAGCTATTGTTTCGATGATACCATCAACAAATGCACCGCGATCAGCCTTAACAGAAATTTCCTCCCCAGCATCGCTGTCAAAGACAGTTGCCGTATCAAGGAACTCTGTGATCGCTTCCTTCATCTGAGGCGTCAGAGATTTACCGAAGTTTTCTCTGATCATCTTGCCAAGGCCATCCACCTTAAAAGCATCAGGCCAAGACACGTAATCGTCATAGTCGATACCCATTGACTGCAGAGCCATGCGGCCCTTCAGTGTAGGAGCACCAAGTTTAGAGCTTGCTGTTCGCGCAAACACACCGGCCTCATCACCTTGGATTCCATTTCTCTTCAGAACGGCAGCCATGGCAGAGGAAACAGGATCTGATATGCCGATACTCTTCAGACCAGCTCCAGCGTATCGCGTGAATTGCCTGACATCGCTGTCATCCATACCACCGTTTTTAGCCATCCATACCATGCTATCAACAAGTTGAATGATCTTTGCTTTGTCCGTCAGATCGACGCCTTTAATGAGTGCTGTGCTTCGAATTGTCGTAGCTGCCTCATCAAGTGTTACCCCCATAGAGAGAGCGTAATCGGTGATAGGCCCCATCGCATTGATGATCTGCTGTGTGTCGCGGATGCCAGCTTGAAGAAGGTTAAGTTGACCCTGAACAACATCAGCATTTGTGAACCGGGTTTCATAGCCGATCCTCTCAGCCTGTGCATTCAGGTTCTTTTTGTCGCCATCACTGAAAACATCGAAACCGATTGCATCACGAAACGCTTTGGCTTGGTCGTAGTTAACTGCATCGGAAAACGCGACTTTGGCAACATTTGCCCCACGGCTTGTTGCGTAAGCTCCCGCTGCACCAGCAGCCACACTTCCTGAAGATATGCGAGCGGGAGCAGACCTAGTAGGGGAGGTTGATGATTGCGAACGTGCGCGTCTGGACTCACGATCCATCTCACGCATCTTGGTGATCGTTTGCGCGATCTGTGATCGAACCTGAGCCTGAGATTTGGCAATGTCGCTACGACTATTAAGGCTGTAAGCGCGTAGAGCATTCTCTGCATTCCGTACAGCACTGCGCTGTTCATTAAATGCCTGAGCCGTGCTCTTCAACGCTGTCTGGGCAGAGCGAAGGTCAGCCCTCATCTTTGCCGTTGGCTTAGTCGCTGAGTTCAGAGCTTGCTCAAGATCGCGAGCACGAGAGCGTGCATCGCGAAATGCCACGCCAGCTTGAGCTAGGCCGCGACGGAGCTCCCTGAACTCACCGACGTCAGCAGACTTTCTTTTGAGATAGTCGAGCTGATTTCCAAGGTTCTTTGCTCCCGGTACGCCTTTGCTTCCGAGTTTTGATATGGCTGTCTCCAGCCCCTTGAGCGCCTTGGATGAAGACTTCGCAGGGCCGGTGATTGAGTCGATCAACTGAAGGCGGAGAGTAGCAACCCGTGAAGCCATAGTAACACCTATTAAGCTCGGATAGCCTCGCCCCAGAGCTCAACGAGATCCGGAAAGGTCATATCCATGATACTTTCAAATGAGACCCCGCCGCTGGACTCCCTCATCACTTTGAAGGCTATTGGTTTCCAGTTTTGGATGTCTGCTGGGATTCTTGTCCCGCTGCTGGTGGCAACGAGGATCTTGCGAAAAAACCCTCTTGCGCTGCCTCCACATTGCTTGCGTCGTTGAAGTCGAGGTTTTCCAAGACAACAGCTGGGATGGAGACCCATGGCTGATCGACATAATCATCAGCACCCGGACCTTCCGCATCGACTGCATCCTTGCAATCACGGAGATAGTTGCGCCACTCACGCATCAGCGGTCGGCGAATTGTCACCTCGGAGATTGTCTCACCGTTGTACGTCACCGGGAACTCCAGCTTTACAGTATATGTGCGCTGCTCTACCGGAGCGATAAACTCCGGCAGAACAACATCTGCCTTGGCTTTATTGCGAGCTTCGATTGCTGCGACCTGCTCAACCGTCAAGGACTTTGACACTTGGTTCATTTCTTCCACCACTTATTTGTTAGAGATAACTTGGCTGATTAGCCGCTATAACCGAGAGCCGCGTTTACGCCATTGAGCTGGTTAACACCGTCAATGACACGCTTTGGCGGCCACGCCTGCAGCTCATGCACCACGTCGTTATCGATCTCGTAGCGCATGTATTTGATGCTGTTTACCGAGAACTCGATGCCGCCTTTTTCACCGCGCTGCCAGCGGTCGCGAGTACCGCCATTGAGTGCGCCTTCAACAATGCAGACGTGAGTTGCAATGCCACCATCCAGTTCACGCAGCATGGCGCCACGGAATGTGATGCGGGTTGTTTGGCCCGGACGAAGAGCCATGCGCTTGAAAATATCTGGGTTGTGACCAGCCATCTTCACCGTGCATTCCAAGGCTTCAATCGCAGACATGGCTTGGTTAACAGCCAGATCCATTGCACCGCCGCGGTATTCCTGCGTCACCGGATTTGGCAGCGGCAGATCAACCTCTTCGGTGTCGATACCGAAGTCGAGCCCATCAATATACATTGTGAAGCCCTGCAAAATATGCCTCATGGGACGTATTCCTTATGTGAGGTTTTAGTTGGCAGGCGGGACGACAGTACCGGCCATGCGAGAGATTTCACGCTGAGCGTTCTCAGAGAGCGTGGTGTAGTAACCGGAGTTCCGGTTGAATACGAACGTGATGTGCTCAATTGGTGCCGGAGCTTCAGCATCATAGCTGATGAACAACTGGCCGTTCGCCCATGTCTCTTTGGTGTTGAGAGATGGATCAAGCCATACACGGCTGCCAAGAGTTGCGCCCATCGCAGTCCAACGACGCAGAGCGCTGTTCACCGTCTCAGCAATGTCAACAAGGTTCTGCAGGCTAAATGGCTTGTCGAGGAAAACCTCGGATGCCATCTCTACAGAATCGATGATCGTATCGTGAGAGCGACGTACCGCCCAGAATGTGCGCAGGCTGTCAGAAGATGGAACACGGTTGCCCCAGAGCTTGAACCCGCCACTCGGAGACCGGACGATAACAGCCACTGCGTTCTTATTCAGAAGCTGTGACTCTGCCGATGGGTCTGTGATCGAATGTTCAATCGGACGGGATATACCCACAACGCCCTCAACCACATGGTTGGACGGGGATACCCAGAAGCCTTCTTCATAATCGACACGAGCCTGAAGACCAGCCACACGAGCCGATGATGCCTCAGAGACAACTTCCGCATCTTTGAAAACCTTGACCATAGGCTCAACGATAAGCAGGCGGTCAGTGTCGTAATCTTTGCGATCCTGAATTGCATCGGAAGCATTGGTCGCCGTGGAGTCCTTGACCACGCCAGCACGGAATCGGTTTGCCAATGTCAGGAACTCTACAGTAACAGGGTTTGCCACTGAACCAACTGTAGCCTTTACAACAGCCTGTGTCGTCGCTCCACCACCGGTCAAGCTAATGGTCGGATCTGCTGTGTACCCGAAGCCAGGCTTGGTCAGAACGACCTCATCCAGCTCTCCAGTTTCACTGTTGATCGTCGCCACGGCTTCTGCACCTGACCCGTCACCCGTAATGGTAACAGTTGGCGCTGCGGTATAACCGGCACCCTTGCTGGTTACTTCGAGCTTAGAGATGCCGTCAGCAGGACGAACAGACGTGAACCCCGGAGCAATCAGAATCTTCGGCTTCAAGCCGTGATCACCAACTGCAGTACGCAGTGCGTGCATACCTGTGAAGGCAGTAGAGCTGCCAATGACGTTCGACATTGTTTCTTTGATGTCTGCACCATCTTCGACACGAACCACCAATATGGTCTGGGAAACGCGACCACCGTTATCGAAGATGCCTTCAATAGCATCCTTGAGCGTACCGTTCGCACCGAGCCCCTTAACTTGGCCGTTCGAGCCGTAGATCGGGACAACCTTGTTAAGAGGCCACAGGGTCGGATCTGCGTCCTTCGCGGTTCCGATCAGGCCGATGACGCCTGTGTCGATAGTCTGAACAGGACGCGGCCCATTATTGCTTTCGACGGTCTCGATACCGTGAAGATAAATGTCAGCCATAGTTTTCTCCATGAGATTTGTCATTTCTCCTTCAATGGAAGGAGATCAATAAGATGAGCTGGTTACCCGTTTAGTTTTTGCGAGTTTGGCTATAAAAAAAACCGCCTCAAGGGCGGTGCGGACGGTTAGTTTAGAACTTAGGAATTATGGCTGAGCGAGCAGCTCTGCGGCACGCTCTTCACCAAACAATCCAATAGCTGCGGATTGTAACAGCGGCCAAAGCTCATGATCCGACCGGTATGATTGTGCAGTCATGAAAATCTGTCGAACACGAAATGGCTGCTGATTAAGCATAGTCTCAATAGCTGTACCTTCGGCTTCTGTCGTGCGTTCCCAGAAGGTGACTGCTGGAATAGAGATAGGCTGCTCCGGTTCCGGTTCTGGTGGGATATATGGCAAGATTTCAGGATTATTGTCCGCTAACCATTGCGTGATTAACGGCGTTAATGGGCTATATGGGTCGGATTCGCGGTATGCAACAATTGCGCGTGTCCGCCCTTCCAGCCCCGAATAATCCATGTCGATCAACAACGCTTCGTCTACATCTGCGCTCACTGAAAAAACTTCATGGATTTTCATTTAGCTAACCCTTTGGTAAAGATTGAAGTTATTGTAGTATTCAAAATAACCGCGCTGCCTCCACACACCCGCCAATACAGCCCCAGAACCACCAGTGCTATAAACGGCGTTGTCCGAGGCAAGTCTTATAGTCGCTGTAGAGTTTCTAGCCGGTTTCCCTGACGAAGGAACAACGACATAGTGGCCTATGGGGAAATTAATTTCATTAGCATCGCTCCCCGTATAAAACCCTATTTTTTCATTCAATTTTACCTGCGTTCTAGCATCGAGATCACTTACAGAGGTGGCCACGCCCTGAATATCCCGTGTCAGGTTAGCAAGATCAATTGAGCCTGTATCAACCTTGGCAGGATATGCTTTCACCCAGTACGTAAATGTGCGGTTGATCGGACGGGTTTCATTGGCTGTCCGGGCGACAAGGGACGCATCAAATGCCACAGCATATTGTGAAGTACCACTACCGGGATTACCGCTATTTTTCTTAGCGCCCTTCTTAAAAGCCCCTTTTGGTGTAGAGCCTTCCGTTAATAAGCCTGTGCTATCAGCCGTTTCAAATTCGCCTGTAATGTTCTGCAAAGCGTCTTCTTGGGCACTACCAAACACACGACCAGCATCCACTAATTGACCTGGGCGCCAGCCACGAGGAAAGTAACCGCCCATATCGGGAGTTAGAGGATCGCCAGCGGCATTACGCTCCCAGCCAGCAGCAATACCGTGAGCACGCAGCTCTGGGTATGTTGCAGTCACGGGTGCGCCATTCATGAGCAGGCAGCCCGGAGGAACAATCTTGTCATCAGAAGCCATCATAATGACAGAGCCGATTGGCGCCGTTGCTGGCAGGTCATCATCATTTGAAAATGCCCTGACAACACCGCCAACCAGCATGTAGATTTTACCATCTGCTGTGTTGATAATGAGCTGTCCGGTATCGCTCCCGAAGTCTGCGACTGTTGGCACCTTCCCAACTACAGAGCTTCGCTTTTGCTGGTACGCCATCAGTGACCGCCTCCGAAATTAAATGATTGCGGGTGGCAAATCTCATGCCACCCTAACACTGTTAGTAAGTCCCACCGTCCCGCAGAGAGGCTATGGTGACACCTGAGTTTTTAAGCTGCTTCCCTGTCGTGCTTTGGAATACCGGAACCTCGCCATCGACTGACGATGCAGCTCCGGCGATGAATGTATTCAAAACAGGCTGCAGCCCTCTGACATCTGCGATGTCGTGAAGGTGTGCTCCAAGAACCGACAGGGCAGAGCGGAAGACATAGCCATCCGCTCCTTTTGTCATGATGTAGTTGATCATCGCTTCCTGAGCGCCGATAACGTCCGTCAACTCAGTGAGCTTAAACGTCCGGCTTTTCAGCATCTTGTCATCGAGCGTCTGCTGAAGATTGGTGATCTTGCTGATTGCAATCTCATCATCGCTGTTGAGTTTCTTAACGATCTCTTGAGCGAGACGGAAGAGAACATCATCAACCACTTCGAACGCCTGAATAAGCACGAACACTTCATCAGAGACGTTCTTTTCAGGATCAACCTGCGGGATGTCATAGTGTGTTGTTGTGTCCGCCATTAGAAGATCCCTGCTCCAAAGTCACCGGCTGCAATCCGCGAAGATGGCCCACCGGTTGCGATGATTTTCAATCGGATGTTATGACCCGATAGGTTAGAGGCTTGGAACTTCTGCTCTGACCACATAGGGAACGCCAACTGTTCGACTTCCGCCACTGGTAACGAGACGAATGCCCCACCTTCGATGGAGTATTCCATCTTGAATGTTGCCCCGCCCGGAATGAACGTCTTAAGATATGCCGACACCCGAACATTTGTTCCCAACGCCATAGCGCGTGAAACATATGTTGCCTCCGTTTTGATTGTACCTGAGATCAACTCAATTGGCGCGAACAGGATAGGAGACAGCTTGCTTGTTCCAGTGAGGATAGCCCGAAGCTTTACAGTCTCCGTGATATACTCTGTCAGCTCAAGAAGCTGGTATGGCAGCAGCTTATAGATCGTTCCGTTTGTACGCTCGACCTCAAACACAACCGAACATGCCGGTGAAGGCAGCTCAACCACAGCTCTGATCTGGAGATCAGAACACTGATCGAGATCGATAATGCCGAGATCAACAGTCTTTGTCGTGGATGTGTACTTCGCAGCGATGAGGCGGAACGTAAGAGCTTCATCCTGATGAGCAGACCATGTTTCAGCGTTCACACTGGAGAAGCGTGGGCCAATAACATATGGGTGAGATGACACAAACTTCTGCTGATCCTGATCGAACTCACCGAGCTTTGCGAGTGAAACCGAATGCTCATTGTCATCGGTCTTAATCACGAAAGCGAACTTCCGGTCAGACTGCGTGGTCACTGGCAGACGGTATCTGGCATGTTTCCATCCCTCAACCGCATCGACCATGCTGACTGTAGATTGAGCCATGACTTCCGTTGTTGGGTAGCCATTATCAATCGTTACCTGCTCAATCAGAAGGCCTTTGTTTTGGTCTCCGATCTGACAAAGATGGAAGTCTACACCAATCATCTGCCGCGGCTCCGGCACAGCAAACATTTGCGCCTGCGGGTCAGCATCAACAAATGTCCATGTCCGGATTGTCGTCACACGACGCATGACATCAATGTTGATTGTTCCCATGCCGGTGAAGAAGGCATTGGCCTGTGAGCCACCACGTCCCTCTGCAGAGATTGTTTTCGTCCCAGCTGTTACGTTAGCCGGAATCGTGAATGTCCCTTGGATGCGTCCATCGACATCAGCGGTTAAACCGCCTGCCGGCAGAACCGAGATCGCATCGAAAGTCAGGAGGTCAAGAACCTCTCCTGCGCCGAACCCAGAGATATTGAACTCGACGGGGATTTCACGAAGGAACTCCGCCTGCTCGCTGCGCTGATCGATAAGCTTATTCTCTTCGGTTGTTACCCGCAGAGGAGTTCGCCTGTTCGATGTCTGCCCCATATTGAGATTGATCGTCTCAGGGGAGAGCCATTCAGTTTGCTGCACAGTCCAGAAGTCCACAGCAGGATCAATGTCCATTGTTCCCGGCAGTTGCGTGAAGTTGGCATATGGGTTGATCTTAGTGCAGGCCGTTTTAAGATCCTGCACCGCGATAACTTCTTCTGTGAAATCCAGTGTGACCGGATCAAACAGCTGAACACGATGCACAGTCGGCACAATCGCCAGCTGGAAAATTCCGTTCCCCACTGCTGCCGACTGTTCGATGCCAGCATCACGCATGGTATCGTTTTCAAACGCATCAACGAACATTCCCTTCTTCGCCACAGGCTCACGGGAATCGATGTCATTCTTGAGACGCTCCTGCTGCACCAGGCGATCCATATCAATGATACGATTGAAGTAGCGCCAGATCTCTCCATAAGGAACCGAACGGATGGCGTCATTCTCGACAACAGGACGTTCAATCCAGTTATTCGAAACCGTTGCCAACTGCAAAACATCCGAAGGAACAATAGGTGGAACAGGGTTCGCACGGGCAGAGACGCCCTTGATGTAAACCGCAGATCCATCCTCTCGCAACCCGATGCGATCAATGCGAGGCAGGCGAGTTGTGTAGGCAACGATTACGTCACCACCTGTCGCTCCACCTGAAACAGTGATCTCATCATGAGTATAGCTATCCGCCTGAATGATCGTCCGATACCGGTAGGTACATTCATATGACGTTCCGGGCGTAGGCTCATTGCCGGGCAAGCCCCAATCAACAGCATCGCCCATTCGCTGATAATCAACACCCTGAGTATATCCGGGAATGTTCATGATCTGAGTGACCGATGAGTCAGGAAGCCCATCCACGCCATTGGCAATGGAACCGCGAGTAACCATTACGGTTCTCTCTTTGGTGATCAGGATGGAGTTAATCATGCTGATCGGCGGCTGGTTAACCTTGAAAGTGTAGGAAGCACCGCCCGGATAGGTGTGCGTCTCTCCCGGCACTGCCCCTTCATCCCAGATCTCTTGCTCTGACAAACGAATGGCAGCATGACGAGTGCGCTTGAAGCCGGAGATGTTTGCCTCTCCCTGTTCAATCGAAAACTCTTGCCCACCAGCATTCGCGCCAAGACCCGTCACACGGCAGCCTTCCACGACATAGTGACCATGAGGCCGGTCATAGATAGCAAGCTGCTGCATAACCGGTTCCAGCATTGATGGTCCGGTCTGATCAAGGATGGTGCCGTCCTGAATGACGTACACCGCACTGAAGGCACCTTCCGTCTCATCATAGGGGAGCGCCCATGCGATTGCTTGAATCGTTCGCGCAGCGCCCGGCTCTCCTTCAGCCGCAGTACCCGGAACGAGGCCAAGCAATGTCGGGTCGTCTTCCGAGGTGAGCTGGCTTGTCTTCAGCTTCACACCAACTTCCAGACGGCCGGTCAGCGGGATGTTATGGATCACAGCCTCACTGACAGGGAAGACATCACCGGCAACATAAATGCTGCCAGCAGTCAGCGTGATTGTGCGAGCATCAAGATCGATGAACGCTTCGGCATGCGCGATACGATCACCATCCTTCGCAACAAGGCGAGACACACGGTCATGAACACCGCGCTGGATAGTCTGCATTTCATTAAGTTCGGCGGCCTGAATGAAAGGACGGTCGCCATAGAACACAAGTCCCTTCCACTCGGATTTGCCGGCAGCGCGGTCATGTGCATGCGGCAAGCCGCTTTCGTGCTCAAAAGCCATTAGAACCTCACAAGAAACTTGACCTGCTCACGAACCGTTGTGCGCAAGGGGATTGATACTGGAGTGCTGACGATCTCCGTGCCTCCGATAAGCTCATCAGGCTCAAGCCACAGCTTCCCGGGCTTAACACCTGCGGCCCTCTCAGCTCCGACAATGATGGAAACGTGAGCCGCATTGACCCCGCTCTGATCCTCAAAGTCGGTCATCGCTTCGACGTAAAGCATGGTGCCACCGAGGAACGGCTCGTAATGATTACCTGACACAGTGTAAGGAGCGGACGCCCTCTGCCTGACGGCATGTGATGCCCTGCACATGCGGTAGCCAATCGTCTGTCCGTCTCTGCTTGTGAGCCGGACATGCATGCTTTTACCGGCGAACCAGCTGGCCATCAGCACTTGCCTTTGAACTGTTGGCAAGGAAACCCACAGGAATGTTGCCGCAAGCCATGGATATGTCATGTCGAGAAAGGTAAGAGACCCGTCCTCAATCGGAGCAATCCAGTTGCCTAGAGACAATCCTTCGGCCTCAGTCAAAGTATGTTCAATTTCTTGAACTCTACCAAAAGACCAAATCGGGCCGTCAGCCTTCAAAGATACGCCGCTCTCCCGCTCCAACATGGTGCAGTTGAGCCGTGTGCAGTCACCAATCAGAGGTCCGACATCATAAAGATGAACCCCTCTACGGAACCGTGATCGCAATGGAGTGGAGATTTCAGCGATACGCTCGATGCGCTCAAGGTCAGGATGATCGGCCGCTGGCAAGTCTCTGAACCGGAGCTGGAAGGTATTCCACTTCTTGCGACCTACCCACTCTTCTTCGATTGCAGCACGATACCCGATCCATCGCAGTGCCATATGAACAGCTTCCGGCGTGCCGATAAGACGACGCCATTTCACGCCTTCAGTGATGACCTCTCTACGGATCGGAAAGAACTCTTCGATTTCCTCCAGCCCATATTCCTGAATGAGATATGGGATGACAGAGTTATTTGGGTCGAACTTGAACCCCTTCAATGCAACAATACCGGCATTAATCTCCGGCATTCTGTCCATGACCTGAGATAAGGTAATTTCCAGCGCCGTTGCATTACTTGGAAGTAACGCTTGCCGGTTTGACATCAGTAATCATACCCTTTGAAATTAAGCTTGATCTCACCAAGAGCAATTGCCACACCTGAGTCAGCCACAACAGTATCAGCCGGAGTGATGACGCGAACTCGCTTAACTCCAGGCACATGCAGCCTTGCCTCAACCCATGATGGTTCAAGGTCAAAGCCGACACCTGATTCATTGGCCCATGCCTCACGCAGATTGCCGGGCAATGCCTCGATGACTGCGCTTGTTGTGTTCGGCAGAAGCCAGATATCTGCCTCAATATCTGTTGGTGAGCTAACAGCTGCCTCAACGATAATGGTGTCGTTAACCAACCTTACCTGATCGCTCGTGACGATTGCCTTCACTGCGTCAAGCATGGCTTGGTCTGGGATGCCACCATTCTCACTTGAGAGGACAGCTATATGAATAACCGGAAGAACTCTTTCGCGGTAAACCACGACTGACTTAATCCGAACATCAGCGCGTCTTGCTGCTGCCGCATACCAGTAAGAGGAGCCACCTGTTGAGCGTCCCTTGATTTCAATCAGCAGTCGATCACGGAAACTATCGTCCGTTTCTCCTGTCATGCGCACAACGCCATAGAACGCTGCGAGGTGATCTAGATCCGATCCGGTGGCGAACGCAACAAGGTTTGCTTTGGCCGCGCTGTTGATGCGCCCACGGAGCATAAGATCGCGATAGGCATCAACCCCGAGAAGAATGCTTGCCGGATCTGTTTCCAGCATTTCCACGTTGTATGGAGGCAGCTCCGGATATTTCTCCCGAACTATTTCCCACCGCGCTTTGAAATCCTCAACTTCCTCGGCATAAATCTTGTTGTAATCGAGCGTCTCAATGACCTCTGGCTGAGGGAAATTCGATAGGTCAAGGGACATGCGCCCGTTCCTTTCACAGAGCGCCGACTGACACCTGACCTTCCGCGACCACAATGGATAGGATGGCAGTTCTTTCGACGGGATTTGAATAATCTCCAAGATGCCCGTTCTCAAAGAAGACGCCACCAACTTCGAGCCTGACTGTACCCGGCACGCTGAGATTCACGCTTGACTGTAGAAGAACAAAGCCCGGCTCACCAAGCTGTCTCCCCTCTATCATGCGTGGCTCAAGCGCCTCGGCAGTTGCCATATAGAAATCAATGACGGTCTCTGGGTTCTGCGGCCGGTCAAGGAGACGGGCTAACATAGATCCGAAGCCGCGCAATTGAACTCGTTCGCGCAGCTCTGTTGTTAAAATCTTGATGATGCTTTGGAGACAGTGATCCCACCCAACGAGGCATCGACCCGTAGTGGCGTCAATACCTACCCGAGCCATCAGCGTGTCTTCTTGCCCAGAAGGGTAGGGTCTATTTCCTTCTCAGGCACATTGCGCTCTTCTGCGACAGGAGCACTTGCTGCCACTGGCTTCTTATCTGTGATCAGTCCCGCCATCAGCGGATACTTCGCTGCACGCTCTGTCATCATTCCGCATGAATCACCTTTGTTGCGGTATGCGCCTTCGATCATGCCAGTGGTGTTGGCAAAATATTCTTTCTTCATAGAGGTCACCTTTCAGGTTAATTTGCTGGGCCAGACGTGTTAGAGCCACCGCGCTCGACACCACCATGAATGTGGTCACTACCGACATTCTTGTCGTTATGCTTCTGCACCCCACCGGACTGTTCGAACCCAACTCCAGTGAAGGAGAATGTTGATCCGCCAACATCGATGTTCATGCCATCTTCGGTGAAGGATAGCTTTGCCCCTCCAACTTGAATGAACATGCCATCTGCAGTTTGCGTCACCACAGCCCCGCCAATGGTCACGCGCTTCTCGCTGCCCTTATTGTGTGGCGCTGGGGTATTATCGGTAAACCCACCCTTCAGTGCGAAGCCCATCCCCATATCCCCATCCGGGGAGACAAGAACCATACGCTGCCCCACCGAGGGAGGCGTCCATTCATTGATAGCTCCGGACTGCTCCACCCACGGAACAGAGCTACTGCGAATGCCCATAGCCTCAACAACGACTGTTCCATTGTCGTAATCGACTTCGACAACTTCGCCTTCTCGGAACAAGTTGTTCCGTGCAATGCTCATCCTGCGGATGCTAGCTTCCATCTCTTCTATGCGGATGACTAAGCGCTCGAAGACGGTTTCAAGGCTCATGGCTCTCCTCCACTCAAAATGTACTTGATGTCAGGAGGGAGTATAAAACCCTTCTCAGGCGCTCCGAGACGAGCTGCTGTTGCCAGTGAATATCCAAGGAGGTGCGTGACTGTTTCAACCGGCGTTTCATTCGCACCGGACAGAAGAACCTTTCGAAAGTCCTTAACCCGATCTTTGTAATCGTTAGCGGTTTCCAATTTGGCGAGGAACGCCTCAATTTCTTTCGGAATCGTGGTGTATGTCTCACGTACCGTTTTCATTTCAAGTGTGATTTGCCGGGCTGCAAGGCGCAGGCCACCCTCAATTGAGGCGCCGCGACGGCTTACAGTGTTGACATATGAAACGCCAAGGTAGTTGAACGCGTCTGCCGCTTCATTGCTCGCCGACAGTGACCGGAACACCTGTGCCTCCAGAATGTCGAGCGTCGTTTCAACTTCGCTATCCGTGGCCGGGCATTCCAATTTATACGGATCTCCAGCCACACCATTCCCGCTACCTCTCTGAACAACAAGAAGTTCTAGCGTCAGAGTAATCGTTCGATCCGCATAGGTTCTTCCGGATTTTGTCCACTGGTCCTTGTCATAGTCTGTGTAGACCACGACACATGGAAACGCATGTTCTTTTGTCCAATCCTCAACCGGTTCAATCTTGGAGTCGAAAATCAGATGACCAGCCAAAGTAGGGTAGGGCGCTTCCAAATAATTATTCATGGCTGACACCGCAGCAAGACGTAAGATTGTTCGGTAAACACTCATGCTTGAGCACCTTCCTGAACCATTGTGAGAATAACTCTTGCCAGACCATCACGATGAGCTGCGACGATTTGGAATGTAGGAAGCTCTGGCCTCGTAGGGAGCTTTATCAGATCGCCCTGTATTGCCTCGTCATCTAGGCTCTTGAAAAACTTGCGATCAACAGAGAGATAAGGTTCACGCCCAGATTGAAGCGAACGCATATCGTTCGCCTCACGATACGATCGACGCACACCGAGCTGGAGGCCATACTCGACCTCGTAATAGTCGAAGATTCCCTTTCCCTGAATGACCTTGCGGTTAGGATCGACAATGCCGCGGCCATTCGGGGAAGATAGGTATGGTGTCAAAATGAACGGGATGGCATTAATCGCATCGACCGTTCGACTTGTGTGTTTGTCCAATCGATCGAAGATCGCCATCTCTGAATCCTTATTTGGCAGCCTTCTTCTTGACTGCTCCAGTTTCAGCTTCCCCTGTCTGAGGAGCATCGTTCTTCGGCGCTACCGTCTCCGACGTAGCGCTGCCGCCGCTGACCAGACCTGCATCCTTGTAAGGTACAGCCTCTTCATCCGTCAGATGGGTGAACTCATCCTTCAGCATGGGGCGACCTTGGATCACGGTGTCCATTAGGACTTTGTATTTATTCTTCACGGCTTTCCTCCAAATGGAGCGCGGCGCCATAAAGGACGCCGCATCCACTGGTTAGAAGTTGCTGTTCAAACGAACAAGGCCAACGCCAGTTCCGGCATCAGCAGCCATAACTGCGACCCCAATCTTGGTGTTTCCTGTTGTTTCTGTGGTCGCAATACCGCCAGGCGTTGCAAAAACCTCTTTACCTACAGTCCACGCTTCTGGCGCGTTTTTCGGTAATTCATAAACACCACCAGTGCTGAGCTCATACTCTTCACCGGCTGCTGCCGACGTTGCGGCAATGCCAAAAATTTTTCCAATGACCTGCAAGCTACCGCTAACCACAGCAGCTGTTGCGACAATATTGAGAACTTTGCCAGGCTGAATGAAATTGCGCATAGGGCGCTCCTGTTTTCAAAATTGAAAAAGGCGCTGACCCGAGCCAGCGCCGTTAAAAGCGTATGGATTAGCGAGCAACACCCGGATTTTTATAACCCTGACGGTAATCGGTTACGCCGGCACCGAAGTCGTGACGGATTTTGTATTCGATACCGTCAACATCGAAGCCCACGCGCTGATCAAAGAACGGGGTCTCATTGCCGGCGAGGTGAGCGTACTGAAGACCCCGACCCATGGTGTCATTAATCGATGCGAACAGGAACCAAGCCTTTGTTGCGATCTTATCGAGGCGATGCTCATAGACCGGCTGTAAGGAACGGATGACCTGCGGGACAATCTCGCCAGTCGTTGTCGGAACATAAACGCCATTGATGAGTTTCTGGGCTGTAATTTCGTTCGATGAATCGACAAACAGGAATTTAGGAGAGATGTTGATAGCGTCACCATCAATATCTTTCTGCTGGCGGAATGCCTGATGTGCAGCTTCCAGAGATGCCTGATCGAGAGTAGTGCCTGTGCCGGCAAGGTTCTTATGATCAGCATGGAACAGTGGTGTACCGTCCTTCAGCTTGGCATTCTTGATGACCACATCCCAAACGATATCGCCTTCAAGCTTGGCAGCCTTGCGACCCCAATCACCGATCAGCTGGGTGAATGCACCGAGCTGGTCATTGATGATCATCTGACGGGAAAGGCCGATCACCTTACCGTAAGTTGCGATACGCAGGCCTTCTTCGCTTTCACGGAATGTACCGCGCTTGAATTCGCCATGCTCGTTGACTTTTTCCAGATCCGGACCATTGCCGACTTCGACCATCTTAACTTCACGGAAGTCTGTCAGGACGTTGCGCTTGGCAATCAGCTGGAAAGTGTTTGCATAGCCGGAGTAACCAGACACCAGTGTTTGACGGGTAATATCGCCAAGGATGATCGGGAAGTCAGACGTGGTGTGCAGAGCACGCTCAACGACTTCATGGACGGACATGCCGCGCACTTTTTCACCGCGCATCATCAGCAGCTCTTTTGCCGTGTCCAGAGCTGACAGATTGCGCCATTCGTTTGCGCCATCTTCCAGTTTGTCTACGATACCGTGACGATGCAGGATGGCGTTCGAAATCAGCTTGCGGGTTGTTTCGGTCTGATCCTGCATTCCGCGTGTCTCCACCTGAGTACGGGTTGGTGCGCTGCCCTGACGTGCAACCATGGCGTCAAGCAGAGAGCTGCGGAAATCTTCGACGGATGTGCCGCTGTCCACAGCATTGCGAACAAGTTCATTGTCCGGATCGAATCCAGCAGTGCGACCAAGAGCTTCAATCTCGTTGGTGCGTTTGCGTTCGTTAGCGACTGCCTTGCGTGACAGCTCAGCAGCTTCTGCAGTGCTGATGCCATTGACGACTGTCGTCACCGGAGCAGTCAGCTCCGCGCTACGTGTGCCATTGGTGGATTCAGAGTTGCGCTTAGCTGCATCTTCATCAGCCTTGCGCTTTGCCTCGTCTTCAGCGTCATACGCTGCCAAAAGGCGAACGCTCAGCTGCTCGTCGGTTTCGTCGTTGCTGCGGGTGATGCCAGCGCCGATGGCAAGAGCTTCGAGCTGGGAGCCCTTGTAGGTCTTGGCTGCTTCACGCTTATTCATTGGGGTAGTCTCCGTGATGTGTGCGGTCTTATCCGCATCGCTGACTGAGCGCCGGACTTTGACGATCTCGACGTTTTCATTGGTTGGCTCTGAGCGGGAGGTCGCCTCCGCATCTGCCGGTACAGGTACGACGGACAACTCCATCGGCTCCCAATCCGTAGCCCGAAGGATTGGCAATGATTTCTCGTTACCTTCCGTCATTTCGTACTGATGGATTTTGTAGCCGACTGAAATATTCAGTGGGTGTCCGTCCTGTAGGTCGCGGAGGATGGATTCCGCGTTCTCATTGCGAGAGAATTTAATCTTGGCGTAACCGCGACCGTTCTCAATCTTGACGCTTCCGGGAACAACCGTTCCAAGACGGCTCTCCATAGAATACTGTTTGTGGGTATCGAGGAGAGACATGGAGCTGAAGCGATCCATACGGATGGACTTCGCATCCACGACCAGCTCTTCCATGTAGTACCCTTCATCCCACGAGTACCGCTTTACTGCCGCGCCGGTTGTCCAGCAGACGTCAACTGTGCGGTCAGCCTCGTTGAATGAATCCGACCGAACCTCAACGTAAGACCGGTGACGCTCGATACGGATCTCTGTGTTTGCATCAGGCATCACTGCCTCCTTTACTATTGTCTCCCATGAGTGCCTGCTGCAGCTGGCCGTTCAGAGCGATTTTACGAGGGTCACTGTCGAGGATGACTTTGCTCTTCGTCTCATCGGTCATCATGTTCCAATCATCGATCTCCTTGAGAACGGTTTTGGGATCTCGACCGGTTGACGAGATGACGTCTTGCATTGAGCGCTTGCCTAGACGGACTTCGATAAGATCAGCACGGGCATCATCAAGACGAGTGATGCTTTCACGCTCAGGCGGAGCCCATTCAACAGGAACATCCCAGTTGTTCGGGATCTTACCGCCAAGCTTTGCTGCCTGAATGAACCAATTCCAAATCGTGTTCAGGCACGGGATGAAGATGTGCCACTGAACGGTCTCGACAAATCGGTGATATTCGAGGATGCCCAACTTGCCGGACGCAAAGTTTGCCTGACTGAAATCACCTGTCATGATTTCATATGGCATTCTCACACCAGCGGCGATGCTGCGATGACGAGTGCGGATATACTGCTCAACGCCGGCTGAAACGGCTGGACTATTGAACTTGATATCCTTGCCGTTCCTCAGGACACCAAACATGCCCGGCTCCATTCTTTCGAATGGGAAGCCATTCATGTCTGTTACGGACGCCGGATCTTGTCGCTTATTCGGATCAGCCGTCTCATGGAGGCCGATGTTCGGGTCAGCTGGGTCAGTCTCGTTTTCACCGGGGATGACCATCCCGACCATACAGGCTTCGATCTTCTTCCGGATGTTCTCCGAAAGCTCATAATCCTTCAGGTCTCTGATCTCCGTCATGACTGGAGTCAGCCACGGAACGCCGTGAACTTGATTGTCCTGAGCCTCATAGAAGTGGACAATCTCATCAGCTGGGATAAACTTACTGTTCAGCCCAAGACTTCCTCGCAACCAACCCCATACCGACGACGGGTTACTTTGGTGCATCCAGTAGCCAGACCGGTTGCCAATCGCATCAAACTCGATCCCCTGAACGACATAGTTCAAAGGCTTGGTCGATGGCACTTCGGCCTTAGACCAATCACAAAATTCAGCATCGAGGATCTGCAATTGCAAAGGCACAGGTAGGCCGTCTGACTTCTTACGGGTGCGCTTGCGAACGTATCCTTCACCAGCGCCTACCATCATGCGAGCCATCAGATAGATGCCGCCGTGGAACCCCATATTGGTACCGGTAAAGCAAACCTTCGACCACTCATCAAACAGATCCATGACCTTCTTGTCTCGATCTGGATTCCCCGTCTTTGGACGAGGAGTGATCCCATACCCGACAAAATTGTTTGCATGAGATGTGACGATCTTTTGAGCGAGAGGCTCATTCCGGATCATCTCACGAGACCGGTTGCGCAGGGTCTTACCTGCCTTCCCGATCTCATCATCTGCTGTGGATGAAGGGGCATACCAGTTCGCAGCGTGCCGACCACCAGAAGCGCCTTCGTAGGATCGCATCTGCCGGAGCAGCTCCATACGCCTGCGACTTGCAGCACGCTGAGCCCCAGCCTTCGGGCTTACATACCCGATGGCTTTATCAAGAAGGTTCGCCATCAGTATCCCCTTGCGAAAGTCGTCAAGATCACGTTTCGACGGATGCGTGGAGATACTTCGCCCTCAAGTTCGTCGATGATCGCTTTCATTTCTTCGCGGCTGCGGTAGGTGACATCTCTGTCACGGAACCGCACGCGCACAGCGCCGGTGTAATAGGCCTCTTTAAGATCCTTTAGGAACGCAGCCCGTTCTCCCGGTGTGTGCAGAAAGCCCTGAGTGCCAGAGCCTTCGCTTTCATTGTCGGAGCTCATCACCAGATGCTCTTTCTCCCACCGTTCCACACGCTTGACGGACGAGGCGCAGTATTCGCCTGCGGCCGTGCCGGTGCCTCTACTGGAGGGGCTACAGGTTGTTCTTCACGGACAGCCCTCCGTACTGGCGGAGGACCATCTCGCAGTTTTGTAAGATTGAGGATCAGCTGGGCTGCGCCCTGCATGGATTCGCAGTCAAGGAAATGGTTCTCCTTGTTACGCTGTACCCACTTCACCTTGCCGCCCGGAGCTTTAATGCGAGCTTCGGAGACGATCTGCTTGCAGTACGCTTCGCTGATGTCTTGCGGCAGATACCAAGCACCGGGAGATCCTTTCTCCCATCGAACTTTCTGCTGTACCCACGACTTGAAGTAATCCGTATCGAGGCGCAGAAGCTCAAGGCCGCCCTTGATCTCTTTCCCGTTGACCATGACGTCGATCTTGCTGGTGACGACTGGCTTAGTCATCGCTGATGACGAGCCTTTGGTCGCACGAACCAAGTTCGGGAACCGTCGAGCGAACGCATAAACGCGATGCTCTGGAACGACGAACTTCTTGCCCGGACGATAACCGGAGTCCACCAAGACCAGACTGAGCGGCAGGCCGTCATAGAGATCTGTGACGACGTTCGCAAACATATCCCAGACCTCTTGCTCTTCGGTCTGACCATAAATTTCAGAAGCTTCAATCAGCCATGACGTACCGTGAGCACCCCATCCACGAACCGTGTAGATTATTCGATCCTTCTGGACGTCGGCCGTGAGGGTAACGCGCTTCACATCACCAACGACTTCGCCCATGACGTAATCATCGGATGCGCACGCGGCCACTTCAGCCCACTCAGGAGCAGACCCACCGCCCGGAGAGTACAGCTCCCCAAAGCCTTGGTTCTTGGCAGCCTGAACATCACCGCCGCCACGGACGGCCTCGACGTATGCTGCAGCGCGATCCCCCCATGATTTGAAGGGAGAGCATAAGCCTGAAACCCAATAGCTCAGTGTCCAGTTGTCAGGGGATTCGCCAATGACGTTCCCGTCCTGATCTATCGATTGACCCGGAGCTACATAAACACCGCGGGCATTCATCCACTCTTTCGTGGTTTCAAATGCCTCACCGGGGGATGGCTCTTCGTCGTAGATCAGGCAGCCATTTACCGGACACACGAGATGAGCTGTCTTCAGCGCGAGGTTTGCTTTTGATGGCAGCTCTCGACCATCTGGTGTCTTTGGCTTTTCCCATGCCATGCACGCAAAGCGTGGGATGAAATACTCCCGGCAATGTGGACAAGGCCAAGCCCAATGATACCGCGTGCCTGACTGCCACAGGCGCCAAACAGTTGACTCGATCTCTTCAGGGTCTGACTCTGACCAGAACTCTAATCCGCTTTCAGGATCTGTCTCCACTTCGACCACCCCTCTGCTCGGGGTTGATGTGATGGCGTGAACAAAATCAGGGTACGTGTCACCACGAGCGTCGATCAGGCCGACCGGATCACCTTGACCCTTCAAGTTGGCCTTCAGCTCATCGACCTCATCCGTGTATGCGACACCGAACGGGTCTGACTTCATCGCTGTGGATGACCCGCCATGAGCCAGTCGCAGCGTAACGCCGTTGATGATTTTCTTGGTTTTCAGCTGTTTCGATTTCGGAGCACACAGCTCTTTCAGATCCGTGTTCTTCATCAGGTCATCAAGACGCGGTTCGAACTGCGTGGTGATAAACTGCTTCGATGGTCCGACGTAAATGATCGGAACAGGCTGGGTATCGAGACGAGTACCCATCAAATCCATAAATGTCTCAGTCTTCCCGGACTGCGCCGATACAACCATCACGACACGCTTGTGCGTTCGCCCATGCACAGCCATTGCGAATGGCACCATGTATGGGGTCTTGTGAGGGTTTCTCGGTCCGGGATGCCCTGCTGACTCAGGGTATTCTCTGTTATTGATCGCCCACTCTACCGGATCAATCCTCATCCTCGGCGTCAGGATCTTCACTGCCCGTGCGTAAAGTACCGATTTTTTTGGAGAGACGATCTGCGAGCTTGAGACGGCCTTTGTCGATAATGTCATGCAGCCTCTGCCGCTCACGCGGCACCCCTGTAATCTCGGCTGGCAATCCGGTTAAGTACGAAACGAAAAGCCCAACCAATTCATCGGAGAAGGATAGAGCTTCATCGAGTGAGATGAGCTCTCGGTCTTTCCTCATGCGGTTCAGGCGTATGTCGAGCATCTTCTCCTCACGGAGACGATCCATGCTCTCGCTGCCAGACTTACGAACGGCGCCTTCTGACCGATAGGCCACATACGCCTGAACCACCCGACCAACGTGAAACTTTCCCACGCCGTCACTGACGATGACCTCTTCTTCCTTTTCAAGCTGCCGCAGTCTGCGTGGCGTAATCCCAAGGATCTCGGCCATCGCAGTCTGGTTGACGATCATGTCTGCCGGCTTAGTCGAAGCCGCAGCCTTGGTTGGCGCCTTTGCCCTCTTGGTTGACGCAGCCTTAGCCGCTGGCCTCTTCGTAGCCATCAGAACCTCATAAGTTTTGTGATGCGCTTCATGACCTCCCGCTCAAGATGCTGCGGTCCCGTCGTCATGAATGTCGCCAGCGATTGATCTTCCGGGATCTCTTTCAGCAGAGATGGTCCGAACAGCTGTCGCACCTTCCCGTACTTCTTCCCGGACTTGGCAAACTTCCCATCAGCTCCTCGCTTCTGGTTTGGCTTGTTACCCCATGTCCAAAGTGATTTCGGAGCTACGCTCGATGAACCTTCGCTTGCCGGGAGTATCGCGAAGAAACCACCGGTCTTTTCATCGGAGAAGGATCTCTTGAAGATGCGAGGGTTATTCCAAACACTCGACCGAACCGTTCCTCTTTCCAGAGTGGCTCTGCCTGCATTCAGCTTGTTCCCTGTACTGGCTGCTCGCGTCCCTTTGTAGTTATCGACGCTCAACCCGCCCTTCACACCAAAGATGTCGTAAGCGAGAATATTCTTGCGCGGGATGCCTCTGGTGTTGGCAGCTACATAGCTCTGATACCGGCCAGCCTTGAGACCCATCTGCTTTGCAACAGCACGCTGAACCACCGTCTTGGTCTTACGGCCAGCATCGACAACACCACGATGAAGTTCATTGTGAAGGTTCGGACCTTCCAGTCTCTTTGCCAGCTTTTCCAAATCGGCCAGAGCGCTGAGGTTCGACTTCCCGATAACAAGTTTCATAGCCGCTGCCTTTCCCTCTGAAGCGACACAGCGCCAAAACCACAACAAACGATAAGAATTTTCTACGGAGCCACTCGGCGCTGAGCCATTTCGGAGAATAAAAATTCTTTCCGACCCGCAGCTCCGTAGAAAATTTTGCTCAAAAGTCTGGCATCAGACCGAGCAACTCCGACCCCCGGAAATCAGGAATCGGAACCAAGGAATCGAAAACATCAAAAGCGCTCAAATGCTGCGCTGCGTCGGACCCGCGGTGGGTGGGGGGGGCTCTCGGAAGAACCTAACCGTGGCGGGGGTTTAACCCATTGATCCCATTGAATAATGACAGGGAAGGCAGGGCGGGCGCTGGTTGCATGTGCCGGATGCAGGGGCAGAGGCAATGCAGATGCAGGCATGAGCACACATGAGCGTATGCAGACGGGCAGGGCGTACGATAGCAATGCAGTAGGGTAACAAGGCTTTGCTCCCGCTCCGCTCCCGCTTGCACTCTCTCTGTCTGCTTATGGTGATGTGTTGTGATTAGTGATGGTAGCCGGTGCGGCGCCATGTGGTCGCAGTAATGGCCTATGAGCATTTGTATGACTCGCTCTATTGAGTCAGTGCAATGCCCGATTATTGTAACCCCACCCCCTTAATAAGACAGCACAGGCTGATTTGAGCGTAATTAGCTTAGGTCATGTGATGCATGGTGATTCTAATACGTTTTGTATTGATTCGCCTTTTGTAGCGATGTGCCGTATTTTCTTAAATCATTGATTTAAATATATATTTTGGTTTTGGAGTGCTTTTAATCAATTCAATTCGCATTGAAATAATATCAATAAAAACAATAACTTATAAAATAAATGCAATAATCTTTAAAATTGCGCTTGCGTTCAATACGATATGAATTATTCTAAGCATATCGAAACGGAAACAAACCGAAACGATACGCCGATAGGGCAACCGGTCGGCAGGTTCTTTGAAAATAAGTAAGCGGCTTTCTTGCCCTTGTTTCTTATTAGGTGAACGGGAAACGTGACTGATTAATCAGTGTGGTTTTACGGGATTGAACAGGAACGCGGGAATAACATTAAAGCAGTTTCGAATCGGGCAACCCAAAGCACAAGGCTTTATCCGCCATAACAAAAGCGGGATTAGGGGAAGGACGCGCGGCAAGGTGCGGACGTTAAATCACTTGCATCAGTAAAGGTTCCGGCTTGTTAAAAGTGGCGGAAAGATAACTGGTAAAGGCTAGAACCCTTCAAACTGCAATCCACAACCGAAACAGGCAAGGGCAGTCTAGTGAATCAAACTCTTTTCGGATGAGCTGAAGCTAGACGTTAAACTAATCACAAAAACCGAAAACCATATGACATTTACAAAAGATTCAAAGATAGGCCGGAACTGCTCAATAGGCTTTCCGGCCTTTTCGATTGTAGCAATGAACCGCTCAAAGGGCTGTTTTTTGGTGCAATCGTACCACCCCGCCAATTATGGCACTTTATGGAGATTAATATCATGGCTAAATTTCAGGTTCTGACAGGCAAAGCTCTTACATCCGCTATCGCTGGCCGCGCCAAGGCTATCGCGACATTTACAGAGCGGGAACACCAGATTGCTTATTCCGCTTTAAACCATGTGGAATTGCACAATGATCCTAAATATTTGAACGCTCTTTATTCTGTCACTCCGGCCAACTATCGCGGGGGATTGCGTGCCTGGGCAATGGCGTTCGGCAAAGTGTCTTTTGACGGTGAAAGCGGCGAATTTGTGTATGCGAAGTCAAAAGCGTCTGACATGGTTCAGGCAATGGAAATTGCACCGGCCAATTACCAGAAAACAACAAAAGCCAAAGCAGACACGGCTTTTGATGAAATCAAACACATTGAAGCATCACTGAAAAAGCTGACAGATAACGGCGCTTCACCGCAAGTTGTTAAAGCTATGGAAGGCGTATTGCGTGTGGCGAAGTCTGCCCACCTGTCTGTTGTTTCCTCTGATATGAAAGCCGCCGCTTAATCTTGGCTTTCATGCGCCCTAGTCATTCCCCCTTGGCTGGGGCGCACCTTCCATGCAGCTACGCAAGGGCATGTGCGTGCCTTTTCGCGGCTTCATGCCAACCCTGCAATTATGCAAAAAAGGATTAGACTGATGACAGCGCATATTGATACACTTGCTTTTGTTAAACACCTCACCAATGCCGGAGTTAATCAGGCGCAGGCAGAGGCACATGCAGAAGTTGCACGGGATTATGTCATGTCAGAAGTCGCAACAAAGACAGATATTGCGGAATTGAAACACCTGATAGAACGTCAGGCTTTAATGATCACGGTGCGCCTTGGCGGCGTTATGGTCATTGGTATTGGCGCGCTTGCAACGCTGTTAAAGCTCGCATAACGCGAAACACACCCTCACAAATAATGAGCCGTGCGGCAGCAATGCCCACGGCTTTTTTGTACCCGCAATTATGCGAAAATTGGAGATTGTCATGGTTCAACGCTCGGACTCTGTCCTGCGGCATGTCGATGTGCCGCCTTTCAAGCATCCGCATTTTCAGACCTTTCGTGAACGTCAGCGCATGGCTTTCGTGCGCGAAGTGGAAACTGCTGTCAGGTTGTCAGACGATATGCGCATGCGTCTCCAGTCGCGCCGTATTTTGGAGACTATCCAATGAAAACCATCCTCACAGCTATAGCCCTGTTGTCAGCGACAACCTTTGCCAGTGCGGAAACGCATTATGTCATCGTCGCCTTTGACCGGAACATGACCGAGTCCTCTGTAATCGAGACCTTTAAGGATCTTGATGATTTTGAAACTTGCTTTGATCTGGCTGTTTCATCAGGTGAGGGCGAATGGACTTCTTGCGTACCTGTAACCGGTGCCGCGGAAGCCTATGTGCTTTCATTGCCTGAAGATTCTGAAGCGTGCCGTCTGGCCGCCGAATTTCCCACAGATCAAAATGTTGAGGCCTGCACCGGCATTCCTGTCGGAGAATAACCCCGCGCACAGCGCACCCTGCAAATATGCAAAATGGAGATACGCACATGAAACCGGTGATCCCGTACACCTATGTTGTCGCCAGTCAACGCCGCCGCACACGCAGTCGCTGGGCGCTTTCAATTCACCTGCCAAACGGCGTGGTTGAATGTTTGACCACATACAGCGACCGCACAAAAGCTGTTGCTGCTGCTCGCTTGCTTGCCGGTTCATCAAAACATGTGGTTGTCCGGCCATGATGCGCGATATCATCCAAATTTGCTTGCCATGGCTTCAGGACTTTTTGTCTGGCTGCGCAATGATTGCGTTCATTACAGCCTTTCTGACCCTGCTCATGTGAGCTGAAGCATCCTTGGTCGTTTGTCTATCATTTAACACTCAGCAGAACGACCAACACACGCCACGATGATGGCGACACACACCGATCCCTCAAACATGGAGGTGCTCTATGCGCCGGACTTTTAAAGCCGGCTGAATTGCTTTTGGCTGGATAAAGTCGCGTGACTGCCAGCCCACGAAACCAGCACGCGCATCATTTTGAAAAGCGAAAGACCGTTATGATTACCACACCAATTGAGCGGAAAATTTTAAATGAGCTCAAGCTTCATTTGCACAATGCACAGACCGAAATGCTGCGTCTGCGCAAGATCGGCACAACACCTGTTCAGGACTGGACGCTCGACAACAACCGTATGCTTTTGACTGTGATTGAAAGCGTTAATCAGGTTTTGGCCGAATGATTGTTGCGTCCGTACTCACAATAATTGCGCTCTATATCTGCGCGACACTTTTCGCTTACCGGATGCTTTTACGGCGCCGATAATTTTACTCGCACTCATGCACCAAAGGAGAAAACATGGATGCGCAACGATACAGACATTTGTTCGTGAGTACAGAACCAACTCAAATGAACGATGACGATTATTTCGACTGGTACGTCTGGGAAGATGGACGCAATAACCGACGTCGATTAATTACACTGACCTACGATGTCCGACATCGGTCATTTCATGCAACGCTGCAAAGAAGTGAGGTCGATGAGTCCGACTATCTGTCGGAAATATCACTGCCGCGCAAATTGGTGGACTTATTTGTCTCCATGCTAACGCCCGATCAGGTGGCGATGTGCCTTCGCACACAATTCCGCATCGCCTCTTAAACCATACTTGCAAATATGCGCCTATGGAGAAAGCCAATGATTATTCTCAATGGCCGCCGCTTCGTGTGCGGCGCAAACGCTTTAACAGCTACTCTTTTTCAGCCTGATGGCACCGCATCTGGCTTCTACAAAGTAAAGGGCAGAGAAATCCAAATCTTTAAGCCGAATGGTGATCTGGACGGTGTAATCAATGGCCATGGCGTGCTGTGTAAAGCAACGCCGCACAATGGCCGTTTCTGGTACAATTATGCTTCCCTCGATACCGTTGGTCGTTGGCCATCTTACTCTGCTGAAGTTAATGATCTTTGCAATGCACGCCGCATGGCGCTTGCTGCTTAACCCCGCCACTCATGGCAAATATAGGAGAAATTCCGTGAATATGATCTCACCTGTCCATTCCGTCTCATCGGTACTTGCAACCCGCGCAATGATTGTCTCGCTCAATATCTCACAATGGGAAGGGCGAAGAATTGATCGTAAGGTGACCAATGAAGTGAACCAGCAACACAATGCGGCCGCCGATGCAGGCCGCTACAACAAGCTGCTGTTGCCAAAAGAAGCGCTCGCAACAATTCAGTCAATCGTGAGCGCCACGCGCACTGAATTTCATGAGCGCACACTTCCATGGATGGACAAAGGTGGGCGGATTATGGCCAGTGATGGTTATCTTTCTCATATGAGCTGGATCCGGGCGCAAACCACAAAATTTGAACGTGCCGTTGATGAGTTCATCTCTTCCTATCCCGATTACGTTAATGATGCCCAACAGCGTTTGGGTTCTTTGTTTAAGCAGGATGACTATCCATCAGCGGATGAACTCCGCGCAAAGTTTCGTGTTGATTGCCGTGTATTTCCGGTACCAACCGCCACCGACTTCCGCGTGGATATGAGCGATGCTCAAGCCGAACTCATCAGACAGGATATTGAGCGCAATGTTGCCGATGCAACCGCAAGCGCCGTGCAAGATGTTTATAAGCGTGTTGCCGATGTTACCGGCCGGATGGTGGAGCGCCTGAACGCTTATAAGCCAGCTGTTCACAAAGGGGAGAAATCAGAGGGCGTTTTCCGTGACTCTCTGGTCGAAAATATCCGCGACCTAATCAGCGTGCTGCCGGCATTGAATATCACCGGTGATCCAGAATTGACCGCCATGGCTGATAGGCTGAAACCTTTGGCTGAACATAACGCTTCAACCTTGCGCGATAACCCCGCGATCCGCCGCGACGTTGCGGATGAAGCCGCGAAAATATTCCAGAGCGTTTCTGAGTATTTCGCATGACAGCCAAGCGCAAAACAATTGTTGATATATGGGGTGGCCATCATTCGATGGATCATGTGGCTCGCTTTGTGGTTCCTATAGATGAGGCACTTAGCCTTGCACAGCATGAGCTAGAGCAGGGTTTTCTGGTCAATCTCAGATGTGACGAGCGAGTTGGCTCATCAGAAAACTTCGACCTGCGTGCACCCCATAATCCTACCATTAGAGGGAACGTATGCCCAAATATCAAATCCAGCTGAAAGAAACGATTACTTACACCATGGAAATCGAAGCTGATGATGCAGGGATAGCACAAGCTGAAGCTCTTGATGCATGGGCGCAAAGTGAAGACCCATTTGGAGAGTTTTCAGGGAATAGCAGCGGCGCTGAAGTTAAAGGGATTTGTTTTAATACAGCCACATAACCTCCCAACAACTACCCACGCAATCATGCGAAAGGAGCGTCTTATGACCTCTGTAAAAGAGAAACTCAACGAAGCCATCCTGTCGCTACGCTCAGCATCAGCGGCTATTGTCAGCCTTCGTGAACGCTATCCCGATGCTGACATCGGCACCTTTGTGGACGACATCCACCCGCAGTTGCTCACTGTAATTGAAGGCTGCGCGGAAAAGGAAAACACCACTCACGACTATCCAGATGGCCGCTCGTACAAGGTGACTGCCATATTCACCGAAGAGGTGTTTGCCCGATCAGAAGAGGAAGCTATGAGCCTTCACCTCAAACTGTTGACCGCTTGGGCAGCTGCAGGGACGCTTGAAGGCAACCCAATGCATGACACTGAATGGAGCGAGACGCCAGAAGACCAGTGTTACATCTCATTTAAGGAGGTTACTCCATGAGTTGCAAACTAACTCTTTCTCTTGGTGGTCATATCGAAACTGTGGAGCAAGCAGTTGCTCTGGTTGAAGCTATTGTTTCTGAGGTTTTGGACGATGAAGAAGGTGGATTCATCAGCAGCATTGAGTTGGCACAATCGGCTATGCGTAGGGCGATTGAGGGCAACATGACATTGGATCTTATAGATGCAACTCATGAACATGGCGGAAATTTCGACGATATTGACCCCTTGATCGAAAAATATCCATCGCTGCAAAAGATGGCGCACATGGAGAATGAAAGCGGCGCGAATACTATTGAACGCACTCATACCGTTCATGGAGAGCTCAAGTACACATCGGTTGACCACTATGCATTTAGTGGAGCGCTGATTTCAGTCCGTGAGCTTAAAGAGGCGCTCGCCACCGATACTCCAATCACGAGCATTCAACGTCTAATCGATACAGCTGAATTGCAAGCAGGGGGTGACTTCCCGCCACTCACTGCATCTCCTGCTGTGCAGGTATGGCTGAAAATATTTGCGGAGAAGGCGGCATGAAAATCTTCAGCGTACCAATCACACTTTATGGCACGGCTTATGTGAAGGCTGAAACTGCGGAGGCTGCGCATGCCAGAGCATCTATAATGACAAACGGATGCGTCGAGATCATGGGTGACAACAGAGATTTGTTCTGTGGTTTAGCCTTTGATAATCCTTGCTTGCCAGACCTAAGCATCAGCCCCGCTATCACCATTGGTGACGTGGATGGTTTAGAATTTGTGGAGGAATCCACATGAGCCACGGCAACTTGCCGCCGCCATCTGCGCCGACAATCCGCTTCCTGCTTATCCCTGTGCTTGGAGCCAAGACCGAGCATAAGGGGGCAATTGGGAAAGGGGAGAACATAAGAGCCGTCCTGATGCTTATGATCGGCAGAATGTTCGACGAGCCTTTCGAGCGCGTGAATGTCCTCTATGAGGGCGAGTATCGCGATATGTTTGTAGGTGAAACATCAGCCATAAACGGCAGGCATATCCGCAACATCAGGGCGACTGAGATCTACCGCAACAACGTCCTGTCGAATGAACCATGGCGTGATCCTGAATCCTTGCCGGCCGTATCTGGGCCAGCCATCCTCTTCCCAGATTATCAGGTCTGGAAATAACCCGAACAAAACCGCCACTCATGGCAAATATGGAGATATCAATGCACCTCAAAGCTGCAGCTAGCCTTCTGAACACATTTATCGACACCGATATCCCAACCTTCCTGTGGGGCGCCCCAGGCATCGGCAAGTCGGCTATAATTGGTCAGATTTCTGCTGAGCGTGGATGGAAGACTATCGACTTCCGCGCTTCAACGCGTGACCCCGTCGCCCTTATGGGCTTGCCTGACGTTTCCGGTGACACCACAGCGTGGAAGGTTCCTGACGAGTTTCCTCAAGTTGAACGTGATGGTGCTGAAGGCATCTTGTTTCTGGATGAGTTGAATGCCGCTGCCCCATCAATGATGGCTGCAATGTTTGGTTTAGTTCTCGATCGGAAAGTTGGCGATTATGTTATGCCAAAAGGCTGGCGCGTGATTGCTGCTGGTAACCGACAGTCTGACCGTGCCGCTGCACAACGAATGCCTTCCGCACTCGCTAACCGGTTCGCTCATATTGATGTTGATGCCGACTACAGCGCCGATCATACAAATGTGCATATTGAGCATTTCTCCAACAAGGGCGTTGACCCGCGCTTGATCGCTTTCCTGCGCTTCCGGCCAGCACTGATGCATGTCATGCCGAAGAACGATGAGCGTTCATTTCCTACTCCACGTTCATGGGAGCAAGCTGCCAAGATGATCGACCTGCCATCGTCCGTACGTATGCAGGGTATTTCGGCTATTGTTGGTGACGGTGCTGCGGCTGAATTGGAAGGGTTCATTCGTACATACATGAGCCTGCCTTCACTGGATCTGGTGCTTGCTAACCCGAACAGCGCAAAAATCCCTGAAGAACCGGCTGCACGTTTCGCAATTGCAACGGGGCTAGCTCGTAAAGTCGATGCCAAGTCCTTCGACAATGGCATGGCATACATGCAGCGCCTGCCTCGTGAGTTTGAAATCATGTTCGCAGTCGATGCTGTGCGCCGCGATCCGGCCTTATCTCACACCAGTGCATTCACAGATTGGGCAGTTCGTAATCAGGATGTGACCCTTGGCTAAGATCAAGGCTGTCTATGGCGCCTACCAAACCATTGAAGAGGCCAGCTGTATGCGTTGGCTCTTCTCCAGTGTCCGGACTGACGGTGCATTTGCTGCGTGGTCACTCTCCTATTGTTTCATCACGCGGAAGTTTTCAGTCCGCAACATCAAACGCGAACAAGCGATTAAATATGCTGCAGCAATGGGGCAGAAATCGCTATTCGCTTCGGCTCCAGACGAGCCAGTTAGTTACAAAGGTTCTGTTACCAACATTTTGCGGTCGCAACTAAAACCGGAGCAAATCGCTAAAGCGGTCGCACTCTCACTCCAATATCGAGGGCAATGATGGCAATCGTCAGAAAGATATACGGGCCGTTCAACTATGAAGTTGTGAAGAAAGGCACCACCCATACGGCGCGATGGTACTTCAACGGCATCAGGGGTGATTACACGACTGCCCATTGGGTTCTGATATTCAATCCTGAGACCAGAGAGTTTAGTGCGTCAGGCAATGTCGTCGGCCAAGGTTTGGGTGGGCGGACAATGCGATCCATTGAACAATCGCTATCAGATTACGGAGTCAAGTGCGTCCACGACAAGATGTTCCTTCGTGATAACGATCCCGTCTTGGAGGGGCGTGTGGTCGATCTACTCAAGGCCAGACTTTCACCTGAAGCAATCGCCAAGGCGTCTGCTCTTGCAATCATAAGGAAATAAAATGGATCGCAATCTTATCCTATCCCGTATCGTGGGGCCGATCCGAGAATTCGGAAGGCCATCCACACTCGAATGGCGCTTCATGTCAAAGCGAAAGAAAAAGTTCGGGATAGACAGTAGATGTGCACGCTCCTTCACTTTGAGGTACGACCCTCATACTCGGAAATTCAGCGCAACTTGCCATCGTTACATCAGTAAACGCATTCGGCCACAGAAGGTGAAAGTCTCCGCCAGTATGACGGAGCACCTACGCTCCAAGCTGAGTGGCAAAACAATTGCCCGTATCATGGCCGCATCGATCATAAATCCCCCACCGCCACGCACCCAGACAATGTCTGGATATCAACTTCATGTGCATGGCCAGAGCTGGCCAATCCACAATATGAAACTCCCATCACTCAAAGGATAGTGACATGAACGTCGAAGACCACATCCTCAGGGCACAGTCCTCACTGCTTTGGGATCACCCATTCTTTGGTGTTCTCATGCTGCAAATGAAGAAGGTTGACGCCACAGATGACCCTGAGATCGACACAATGGCAGTCGATGGGCGTCACTTGTTCTATCACGCACCATTTGTGCTCGGTCTCAAGAAAGATGAGCTGATGTTTGTCCTCGCTCATGAGGTCATGCACAACGCATTCGAGCATCACATTCGACGCCAGCACCGCAAACCTGGTCGCTGGAATAAAGCGTGTGACTACGCCATCAATGGCGAGCTGGTTGAGTGCAAAGTTGGTCGGATGCCACAACGCGGTTTACTTGAGGAGCGTTTCACCGGACTATCTGCGGAAGAAATCTACCGAATACTCGACGATGAAAACAACAGCGATGACTCTGATGAAGGGCAGGGCGATGTAGGCGGTTGCGGTGGCACAAAGGATGGATGCGCGCCGCATGACGAAGCAGCCAAAGCAGAGCTTCGTGCAGAAATGCAAACACAGATCAGGCAAGCGGCAATGACTGCCAAGTCCGCCCAGCAAGGTAATCTGCCGGCGGGTATTCAGCGCATCATTGACGAGCTACTAACGCCGAAAGTGAATTGGCGCGCTGTTCTTCGTCGGTTCATTGATAAATCCATAACGCGGGACTTCTCATGGATAAGGCCTAACCGTCGTCTCCTGCCGCTGGGATACATCACACCCGGTACCGTGTCGGATGGAGTCAGCCACATCGTCATCGCTGTAGATACATCTGGTTCTATTGATGGCGATATTCTTCGGGACTTTGCTGCTGAGATAAACGGCGCTTTTGGTGAAGGTGCAGTTGATCGACTAACCGTCATCTATGCCGATGCCAAGGTGCATAATGTGCAAGAGTTTGAGATTGGCGACGAGCTTACCTTAGACCCTACAGGCGGCGGCGGTACCGCATTCTCAGATACATTCCGTAAGATCAATGAGAAGTATCCGGATGCACGGGCAACAATCTATCTCACAGATATGTATGTCAGTGATTTCGGTGATGAGCCGCCACATCCTGTTCTTTGGGGTGTCTATGGTCGCACTCAAGATTTCAACCAGATCAATCCACCATTCGGTGAGACGATCAATATTTCAATCTGACCCGCCAAGTATGGCAAATAAGGAAGGTGATATGGCGACCTATCTCAACCACTATCATTGTGAAGCGTGCGACGTGGCTTGGCAGGATGAATGGTCATGTGCGTGTAATGACCGATGCCCTGCCTGCAATGCAGAGATTGAGCCACATCAATCTGAGGATCTGGGCGCGGTCGCACTATGAAGACATTCCTTGTCTCATGGGAAATCCATATCCACGCTGCAACAGCGCATGAAGCAGCCCAGCAGGCGCATGATTTAGTGCGCCGACCGGACACTATGGCCACAGTCTACCAAGTCATTGAGCATGACAGCGGCGGAGATTGCCAAATCGTCGATCTTAATGAGGTGCTGAATGGTCAGCATCGGTGAGGCTGTTCGCCTCAAAGCCGACAGAGATATGCACGCTGATCTGATTGAATACGCAGAATACCTCATATGGGAGTCCAATCAGCATAAGCCATACCCTGATACTGGCGAGCGCTTCATATCCGTTCAAGAGCGGATTGATATTTATCGAACCCATCTCATCCTAACCACTGGTTTGCCGCTTCGGCATGTAACCATAGAAAATAACTGTGAGAGTGGTGAGTATGCGCATCTTGAGCCCTTACCGCCCTTTGATCCCGCCAATCATGGCAACCAAGGAAATCAAAATGATGAACAACCAAAAGAGGGCTGCATCGGTTAGTGAGTTTCTCACTGCATTTATCTCTGACCAAGGGCTGGATGGAGAAGATCCAGAAACGATTGCCGGTGATCTCATCTGCAATATTATGCATTGGGTGGCTCAGCACTTAGAGGCAGAGACCGGCCAAATGTTGGCCATGAGAGCTGTTCAGTCAGGCATTGGCCACTATGCTACTGAAGCCCATATCGATTATTCGGCCGCTATCGTTGATGAGATCGGCCCTGATGCTCTCGTAAGCATTACAGTTAACTGCAACGGCGAGACTTGGCACGCCTCGACCGGCAATGATCCTTACATCTGCTGACTATCCTGCAATCATGCACATTGGAGAATACAATGTTTAAACCGCTTCTCGCGGCAACGGCTGACGTTGCCCTTTTGAAATTCCCATACCTCGCCACCCCAAAGATCGATGGCATTCGTTGCCTTATCATGCCGGACGTTGGTGTCGTTTCTCGCACTCTAAAGCCCATTCCAAACGTGCATATCCGTGATGCACTGGCCTCTCCGATTTTTGCTCATCTTGACGGAGAAATCCTCACCTATACCGACGGTGTCCGTGATGATTTCAATACTGTGCAGTCTAAAGTCATGTCCCGTGATGGCACACCAGAGTTTAAACTAATAGCTTTCGACAACTTCTCTGAACCGAAAGACGCATATGCCTCACGTATTCGCAAAATGGAAGCCATTGCTTGCGACCTCATTGAACCGCTGATGCCTGTCTGTATAAACAATATTGCCGATCTCGATCATTATGAGAGTTTATGTATCGACAAACTCGGCTGGGAAGGTGCGATGCTTCGAAATCCGAACGGCATCTATAAATTTGGCCGTTCCACTGCACGGGAAGGCATTCTCTTGAAGGTAAAGCGCTTCACTGATGACGAAGCCACTATCACCGGCACCGTTGAACAGATGGAGAATACCAATGAAGCCAAGACCAATGTGTTTGGCCGGATGGAACGGTCATCTGCCAAGGCAGGTATGAAAGGCAAAGATACACTCGGTGCTATCCAGTGTGTTTGGAACGATATCGCATTCGAGCTTGGTACTGGCTTTACACAAAGCCAGCGTGATCAGCTCTGGTCTGAACGGGAATCTCTGATCGGTCAAAAAGTGACCTTCAAGTATCAGGGTGTTGGTACTCATGGTGCGCCGCGCTTCCCTGTGTTCCTCGGTATCCGCCGTGATCTTTAACAAGGCTGCTGTTTAGGAGACGTAATGCTCAAACTATATAGCTACGATGAAATAAATGCAGCCTTGTGTGTATGGGAATGCATCAACGAGTGGACGCTAGATCCGGATGAGAAAATCGACAAATGGGTTGAGCTCAGAGATGGCGTAGGGACTCTTGAATTGCGTCACCAGTCTATCGAACTTGCCCAGTGGCTGCTGAAAGTTCATTCCTTGTGTATCAAAGATGATCCTGACATTTTTGATCAGATGTCTTTTGATTGGGAGGTTGTCCCTCACATTCTTAAATTCGCTGTTGATGCAGATGGCTATCCAGTCATTTACGAGAAAGACCTTCCGAATGTTGGAAACACAGCGGGTTCTGTAAAGGCGGGAATATTGAAAGATAACTGGTATGCGATCGCATATAAGGCAGGCGGCACTTGTTGGGGGCATGAAGACTTAATCAACGAACATGCTGATAAAACGCTTGCTGCCTTTGAACAGGGCGCTGATCCGGTTGAGTTTGTCAAAGACCTTGGTCACCATTACGGACTGACGCCTCAATATTGATCTTGCCAAACCCATGTATGATTTGCTTCATATGATCATCATGGAGGCGGCAGCGCACCGGCATGAGTTATGCCTAAGTAATATGCCAGACTGACCTCCGCATCAGGAGATCATTATGCGCATCATCGTTTCAGTCGTTGCTATGGCAACCATGCTTTCACCTCATGTTTCCTTTGCCAATGAGGCTCAGGAACAATTCCAAAAGCTCTCAATGCTTTTTGTGGCGAATGAAAAGTGCGTAGGGCAAAGATACAATGACGCCTCATTATCCGGTCATATCTACCGGCTCGGGATGACAATGGGCTGGGATAAGGACAAGATCGAGGCTGAAACTCAGATTGAGTACGACGGCAGTCTCAAACAGTACGAAAAAGACGTAGCCGGTTTTTGCAAGACCGCCAAAGAATGGCGGGAACAAAATAAAGACGAGCTACAAAAAATGAATGTTCTTTAATCACAAAAGGCCGGGCTAATTGTCCGGCCTTTTGTTTTAATTCAAAGTGACTGGCCTAACCATTCCGCATCGCTAGACCAAGTTGTTTTTTAGCGGCTGTAACTTGCCTCTTTGCTTTTTCAAGCTCTTTATCTGCGGATTGTAAAACTGTGATCGAGCGCTCTAAGCTGCTTCCAGGCAACCAAGATGATAGCACCTGCAGCTCATCTGCATTGTTTGATTGTATTGCGCTGTAATCACCATCAAGCAAGTTAAGACGATGTTTACAGGAGGTTCCTTTTTCTCCCGCCGCACAAGTGCAGAACATTTTTACACTGCCTGGCTGTCCTTGAATGGTGACTGTGTAAGTGCCCGTTCCATCCGAGCTGGAAATTTCAAATTTCAGCATACTAACTCCCTATTCTTTAAGGGATAAAAGCACGACTTTCTTAAGATGAACTGAACCCGCCAACTATGGCACTCGTGGAGACACATATGAATATGCAGACGAACATTACTTCCGCCCGCCTTGAGTACGCACCGTTTATTGAAGCCCTTACCAACGCCTGTAAAATTATTGAGAAGCGCACATCTGTGGACATACTAAAAACGGTTCACATTAAAGCCATGAGAAATGGCGTGCGTGTGACCGGGACTGACCTTGATATTTATACTGCAAAGTTTGTCTCTGGTGATGTCACCCGTGATTTCGAATGTATCATCGATGCAAATAAGTTTCTCAATACAATCAAGAAAGTAAAAGCATCATCTCATGTAATGCTTGTCAAAGAGGAGAGCAGGGTAGTCGCTGTAATTGGCGGATTGAACCTCGACCTCAAGCATGAACATGATACCAGCGATTTTCCCGTCGCTGATCAGGAAGGGTCATTCCGGTATGCAATTGAGAGATCAAATTGCTCTTTCAAAATTTCCTCAACGCAGTTGCATAGGGCTTTATCAAAGGTGGCACCTTCTATCTCCACAGAGGAGACACGCTATTATTTGAACGGGGTCTATATGCACATCCCAGACCACAGCAATGAGCTGACATTCGCTGCGACCGACGGCCACCGTTTAGCGCGATATGAATTTCCTGCGCCGGATGGCAGTGAGGCAATGCGCGATGCTGGCGTGATCATTCCACGTAAAACGATCATTGAGTTATTGCGGCTATTAAGTCGCAAGTCCTGCCCAGACAGCACGCTCATCACTGTTGCAGATATCGGAGTTTCATTCCTTATTGGTGAGGATGAGGCTCTGGAATCCAAAGTGATTGATGGGAAATTCCCTGATTACATCCGTGTCATACCAACTGGAAATGATCATCCTGTCGCCGCTATGGTTTCGGATATGATCGCCGGAATTAAACAGGCATCGGCAATTCTTTCAGAAAGCAAGCAGGTTAATCTTCACTTCAAATCCGAAGCTTTATCATTCACCTGCACCGATACGGATTTCGGATCGGCAACCACAGAGATTGTTGCATTCAATAAGACTGAGTTGCTCATCGGGTTTAACTGCGAATACCTGTTGGCCATACTCTCATTAATCGACGGCGACGTAAAAATGCTCTTCGGTGATGCCGGTACACCTGCGTTATTTAAGGACACGAAGGACGATGCAGTAACGTATGTCCTGATGCCTGTGCGGGTTTAACCTCTTTATGCTATGTGTGGTTATTTAAACTGTAGCCGCACATAGCTTTATTTTACACCGACCTTCGCCGCAGCTTCATTGACTAATCCAGTTAAGGACTGAATCAAATTAGATGAAGCATTTATTGTCTCTGCATCACTCGTTTCCGCTAATCGGCGTTGGCCATAAATTATCATGGAGCGAGCAGAAGTAATGATCTGTTCAGGCGTTCCGTACTCAATGATGATGCTGAGTGCTGCATGGCGATCTTTTAGTTCTGTATAGGCTTCGGTAAAGTATCTCTGCTGAGTGCTGGCTTGTGTACTGAAGCGCACAAATAGTAAAGCCGTGAACTCAATTAAGAGAACAAGGCCTAGCCATGGCGCTGAGTGGGCAATGATAAAAGGCCAGATTGAAGATCCGTCAGTTAGCTCATATATTTCTTTTAGTGTAGTTGTTAAATCGGTCAGCAAATAAATGCGATATCCTGCAATCCCAATACCAAGAATAGCCATAATATACGCCATGCGTCGGGCAGTATGTGCATGCCTCTCGGCACGGCCTGCTGGTCCTTCCAATCTAATTTTAAGTTCTTGCGTCACTCCATTGAGCTGATCAAGAGTTCTAATAGTTTTACTTTCCTTATTAACTCGTCGTGTTAGCGCTTCATCAACGGAAGTTATAATTTCATCGTCAAATTTCTCTTCAATGATTTTTCTAAAAAAATCTGGACTTAATAAATTTTCAGATGGTGTATTATTAATAAGGTAATCAATACGCCTATTAATTCTTTGTTCTACAAGGTCTAATTCTGAAGTATCCCAACGCGATACTTCGTCCTCATCTTTAATTTTTTTTGTTATATAATTAAATAAAAGATAGTTAATAGCTATTATTGAAATGGCAAAAACAATCCAAATGTATAGTGGAATATCGATTTTGTAATCATCTACTACAATGCCTATATTTTGGAATCCGTAGTTTTTAATTGCGGTCCATGTAAGATACATAAGAAAAGCTTGAAAAATAAGTCCGACAATACCGGCAATTATTTTAGCTGCAGTTTGTATACTGAATCGCATGATCATCTCTTAATAAAATATTCCTTAACCCGAGTAATCATTAAGTTAAACAAAAGCAATCCGCCATCTATGGCATAATGGAGAAAATATGAACGCTATTATTCCACGCGATACCATTGAGCAGATTGTTGCTGCTCGAAATCACGCAATTGAAATGTTTAAGACTGCACATTCCGGCATTGAACAGGCCTATGAAATGGAAGTGGAAGCCATCGCCATGGCGCGCCGAGCATTTCCAAACACTAATGCTTACAACGCTGCACACACAGTATCGACACGTATCGCAATGACTCCAATCAGCAAGGTTCCTTTCGATGATTACATTAAGGAACGACAACGGATCATTGATCTGAATGTGTGGGCATGGGTGATCGAGCGTACAGAGCTGGAACACCTCATGGATAAAGAGGCCAAGGAACAGCTCAAAAAACAAATGAGTCATATCATCGATGAGCCGTCTGAACCGGGTCAGATGATCACTGAGGAGGAAGTTGCCAAGGGAATGCCACCAGTTACGGTGGAAAATATTTACGCAACTTTAGAAGGCTTCATGCTGGACGCTGAAACAATATTCCGTCGTGGTATGGCCAATGCATTCGCCAAACTGGACCGGCGCTTCCGTTCACATGATGGCTTTAAAGTTGGTTCACGTGTGATTTTAGTCAGATGCTTTGATGAGTATGGATGGTGGAATTACAATAGCGATGAGCGCTCTACTCTTATCGATATTGAACGAGCTTTTACCATACTCGATGGCAAGCTTGATGAAGTCCGCAAGCAAGATGCCGAAATAGACACAGCTCGTAAAGAAAGACGGCCAGCGAATTATTTCACACGAACAATTGGTGCCATAGATGCGGCTCGTGAATCTGGACGAGGAGCAAGGCAGTCAGAAATTGATACGGATTATTTCAAGGTTCGTATTTTTAAAAATGGCAACGCGCATCTATGGTTCGCACGAAAAGACTTAGTCACAAAGGTGAACAAGCTTCTTGCTGAGTACTATGGTGAGGTCATTGGAGATTCAGAAGTCAAAGAAGAAGACCCGCTTGGCAATGTGAAAACAACACCAGCGAGGTATTACGGTTTCTATCCTACTCCTAAGAGCGCGGCGCATAAGATCCTGCGTAATGCCGGTATCTGGCACCGCGGAGTTGACAGCCCAAGGCTGAAAATTCTGGAGCCATCGGCTGGTACCGGTAATCTTGCCCGTGCTTGTATTCCTGTTTATGAAAAACCTTGGGATACTGAACGGTACAGAGCTGATCACATCGTTGACTGCATTGAAATACAACCACACCTCATACCGGACTTGATGCGCCTCGGTCTTGGCAAGGTAATCAATGCCGACTTTCTCCAGATAGATCCTGTAACGACAGGGCAATATGATTTAATCGTAATGAACCCGCCATTTGATCGTGAGCGAGACATTGATCACGTTGTGCATGCTCTTAATTTTCTCAAGCCTGATGGCCATCTTGTAGCGATTATGTCCGCCAGTACTGAGTTTCGACAAACCAAAAAGTCGATTGCTTTCCGTCAGATAATGGAGGACATGGGGGCTAATTGGAACGACTTGCCGCCGAACTCATTCTCGTCTGTTGGAACGAATGTTAATACCGGCTTCATCGTTGTCAGTAAGAATGGAACAAAGGGCAGTCGTTACGGTCGCCCAACCTGGCCGGCCGTCGGCTAAACGTATAGCTCATAGGATACATATTATGGCAGAGAAACCATCTTCAAAACTAATCGCTAAGGCATTGCCTCGTAATGATAAATTTGCGGGTCAGTTTTCTCTGCCAGGCCTCGTACCAGCATTGGTGCGGACAAGGGACGGGGGCATTGAGCTATTCAATGATGAGCGTGCTGCAGAGATTGCCGCAATGGAGGCGGTTATTCGTCTCTACAACAGCAGGACAATTGATACCCGCAAGGCAGGCGGATACCGCAGACTGACCGGTGCTGAACTTGCCAATGTTCTGAACGATATCAACATCACCCCGACATACTTTGCTGAAATTGCCGGCGTGCCGCAGCATCGGGTTATGAAGTGGCTGGATGGTGAACAGGACATTCCGCATTCCGTTCACGTTCTGGCTAAATTGATTGCTCGTAACGACGAGAATTTTAAAATCGCTGAAGCGATCACAGAAGATTATGAGGAAACATAATGGCTTATATTGAACCGCTATTTCGAGCTTGGGCTACACGCATGGGCTTTCACAACAAGCAGGTTCTGGTGGCTGGCCAGAAGATTGGTATCAAAAATACCACCACGGCCAGCCTTACATATAGAGGAAAGCGAGAGCTTACACTTACCGAGCGTCTCGCTATGTCAGCAGTGCGAGCTGGTTTGCAACCCTGGGATCCCGCATATGATGACGTACTGACTGCGGTATCACCGGCGGCCCCTGATGCCACCTCTGAATGAATGCTTCTTCATTCATATACCCCAACGCCTTAGCTGCGATATCTAATCCGTAGTGCAAAGCAATAATTGTTTTCAATCTCTGCTTACGTTTCACCCCACGCTTGTCCGAACTGCGTCCTTCTGGCCATAAGTCCAGCCATTCATCCATGACGACAACAGCTTCGAGCATTCGGTAAACCCATTCTTCTCTGACGATTTCGCGTAGCCTTCGCAGTATCTTTCTGCAGTCTACTTGGTACGCCATGATATCGATCGGAGCAGAACCGCCACCACCAACACCATCCAGATTTGCTGACTTCAATCCCTTGATCTGCGCTCCATTAACAAGATCGCGGAACCGGATTGCTGTGTGAAATCTGACACCGCCCATACCATCCTCATCCTCGCCAAGTTCCATCTCTCCATTGGATACTAAAAATTCAATCGGGCTGGCCTTGGCGTTGAGGATGGTGATGGCATCTTGCATATCAAGGTACAGGTAATTGTTTTGCTGTGCCAAAGGAGGAGCAATGATCACGTCTGCAGCCATAGCTCGCGACACCATATCGTACATTTTGGTACGCGTTTCTTCCGATGCCGGATCACGGCCGTAGAACGCGACCAAGGGCAGAACGCCAGCTTTTGGTTCAGCTGCCGCCTGCTCCCTTACTAATCTCAGCCGGTCGATAAGTCTTTTGTTTACAGTCATATCAATCCCTTATTTCTTTTGCCTGCCTCGGAGTTGAATAACCTGCATTGGTATTCGGTCCAGGAGGCCACCATCGACCGGCTGACCGCTACTATCTATTCTGATCAGCAGCAGCTCATTGAGCTTGTCTTGACGTTCATCATCACTCATCGCAGAGCGGTTGGCGTAGGGTGATCTATTGATGATCCCAGAAATCTGCTTTGGTCGCTTCATAAGAACCGTTGCAATTTTGGGCTCCGACATTCCTATGAGCCACAGCACCCAAGCTACATAGAGATCGCGTTCTGAGTGTTTGCCTTTGCCATTTACTTGCGTTGACATCTGGAGCTTTTCCCCCTGTATGCAACGGTAATGACCCGCGTCTTACCTTTTTGTTTCAGTACCTGATTGAACGCAGCATCTGCTGTCGCGGTTGTCTCGCCGGCAACCTCACCGTGCCGGTAAAGATGGCCGTTCACATACCGTACGAGGTGCAACATCACAGCTTCAACTGCTGCCAACTTATTTGGAAACAATTCCGGGCGCCCACCTTTGCTCATGATAGGTTTTGCAAAAGCATCAGCTGGTGTTCTAAGGAAAGCACGATAACCACCGATGACGCGCTGCGTGTAAGTTTCAAACTGGTTCATGGCCTATCCTCACAGCAATTCAGCATCAGCAAAAAATTGCTCTTGCGTAGCCTTGTCTTTGAACTGAGTAATCCTGCCATCCCAATCGAAGATGTGACGATCCCGTGGAGAACCAAAGCGATCTTTCAGCTTGTAGACTTCAATTTCGCCTTTGGTCTGCTGTTTCTTCCCCATCCAATCTTCAAACATCTTGCCATTCTTCGTGGCTGGTGGGTTCTTTTCAAGCCAAGCATGACGATTGAAATTAGCGAGCATGAGATCAGCATGTTCTTCTAACGATCCGCCGTAGAAATCCTCCATCTCTGGCTCCGGATTTTCCTTTTGCCGAGCGGCTTTGGTAAATTGGCAAAGGCCAATCACAACGCAACCTAAGTCCTTGGCAAGTGCCTTTAGGTCACGGGCATTTTCATAGGCACGCTCCACAGGATCAATGCGAGTCTTACTTGGGCGCTCCAGAAGCTTGAGGTGATCAACACACATAATATCGAGACCGAATTTCTTTTTGTGTGCAAAAGCGCGACTTCGTACCTGTTGGATCGACATTTTTGCAGGCGATACGATCGTTAACTTTCGGTTGTCGAAATGAGATTTGGCTTTAAGTAAAGAGGATAATTGATCCTCGCTCAGTCCATTCAAAATATCTCGCATTGAAACACCGGTGTCGCCGGAAATAGATCGGGCGACCAGAGACATATTATCCATCTCCAACTCGAACAGAGAGGCGGGGTGTATAGCGCTGGAGTATAAGAGTTGCTGCATGGCAAAGGCGGTTTTACCAGAGCCGGGAGCTCCACCCCAAAGGACAAGCGACCCCTGTGAAAAGCAACCGATCATATCCTCCAGCCCTTTTAAACAGGGACGCAAAGCCATGCCAGCAGCGCGCTGTGTGGCCGAATTGAAAATCTGATTGATGGTACTGGAGATTGTTGACTCGTGTTCTATCTGAGCATTGCGAGAGATATCAGCAAGACGTTCTGATGCTCGGTCAACAATCTGATCCGGATCAAGGTTGCTATCGCCTATGGATTTAATAACGCTCTCGCATAGCGCCTTTACTTTGCGCCGAGTGGCTGACTTCCTCAGCTCATAGGCGAAGTCCACAAGAGGTATAGAATCCTCACGGCTCGCCACATGCAAAAGCATTGAAAGATATGTTTCGCCGTCTTGTTCGTTGCTTAATGTCCCGAGGCGGCCGGCTACGATCGGAACGCGGATTGCACGATTATCATTGGCCAGCTCGTAAATAATTGCATAGATCTTTTTGTGATCGTCGTTTCCGAACAGATCCATGCTTATGATGTCACTGATTTCCCAATAGTTCGCTTCATTCTGTAAGATTGCTCCGAGTATGAGCTGCTCAAGAATGTTGTTATTGAACATAATGGACTGCGCGTTGTCGTTGCTCATCTTTTTTTCTTTCAACCCACACATCAAGCCAGTCATCTGGTTCTGGCGATGGATAAATAGCTGTTTCAATACCTTCACTTAGAAGGCGCTCTTGAAGTTTTTTTGCAGCGACGATTCCGGGCGGTTCGATCACGGCGCCTGTATTGTTGTGGCGGCGATGCCGATCTCCGTCAGCGTAGATCTCAACCCGTCTTACGCCCTCTGGAATTTCTACACCCATCATTCCGGAAGTGGAGAGTGTTGCCCAAACGGACGACTTTCCTTTGGTTAGAAGCATCACACCAAGAGCTGTTTCGATCCCCTCTGCCAGTTTTAAAACTGGAGTGACCGGACCGAGCCTGACTGCGCCACCGCTGGCCGACCCGAGGCCGAGCTTGACCTTCTTTCCATCTTCACCAAGCAGAGGTCTGCCAGCATCATCAAGAAAGATGCGCCATATAGCGACGATCTTCCTGTTCTTTGACTGCACCCCGCCAATCAAGGCATGGCATCTCTTGCCTTCAAACAGCAGGTTTGAATGATGGCGCAGACTTGGCACCCATTCTGACCCATCAGGAAAGTCCGAAAGTTCGATCATGCGCGAGTTTAGATATGCTTCAGCTGGGGTTCCTTTGATCGGTTTGGCCTCTGTCCAGATTGACCGTACGGTCTCCGCCTTGCGCTCGGCTGCTTTCTCTTCCTGTCTGGCTCGTCTGGCATCTCTGGCCTTACGCTGCTGTTCTCTCTTTTCGCGCTCAACCCTCTCGGCTTGGCTCTCATCTCTGCCGCTGTCGGGCAGGTTGATGCCGGCAATGGATGCCACCATCTCAACTGCACGAGGGAAGGAGACCCCATCCAACTCCATGAAGAACCTGAAGTGATTGCCCGATACACCGCAACCAAAGCAGTGATAGCGCCCCTTACGGTCTTCACAGTGAAAAGAAGGTCTGCTCTCTCCATGGAAGGGGCAGCAGCCCCAATAGTCACCGCGATTAACGCGGGTCTTTTTCCGATCCCATGATACTCGTGTCGCGATCACCTCAGATATCGGTACACGATCAAGAAGATCGGAGAGAAAACTCTCCGAGAACCTCATTAGAACAAACCATCTTGTTGGAAAGCACGGCCGCGATCAAAGGCATGATCTGGCTCATTGAGAATACGTAGAGCATCAAGCATACATAAAGCTTCAGCCTCATCGTCTGTGCTGTAGGACCAGCCTTGGCGCTCACAATAATCCCGTGCCTGTCGCTTAAACCATTTTGAACGGTCAGCTTGCTTGGTGATTGTTTTCGGGGCACGCGTTTTGCCATGAGTTTTGCTGCGCCACGTTGAAATAGCGATGAACTGCGGTTCACGTAGTCCCATGCTGTGGCAAAGCGTCTGGGCATGGGTCGGCCATCCCGACGAAAACATTACCTGCTGAGCATCAATATGAGACTTGCCGTTTTGACCTTCATGTTCAACGATGGTCATGAGTTCGATGCCGATCAGTGGATCCGGAAGGCTTTCTAGGGTGCGCTTGAGGTATACAACAAATGTTGCATACGCTTCGCCTGCAGATTTTTGGGTGAAGCGCCATGTGCCGTGGCGCATGTTACCACCACCGGTTAAGCAATAAGCAAAGCCCATATTCCGGCCGGGATCCAAAACAATAAAGCTGCCAGGAGTATCAGACATCGGCTTTCCCCTCATAAAATTGAAGAGATGGTGATCGAAACAATGGCCTTGGTCCCCACAGATACCACGCGTGATCTTCTGTGCCTGTCTTGCCGTTATCTTCCCAGCTGATCCGGTCAAGTAATGTGATTTTTGCTAAGAACCTCGGGTTGTCCCGAAGCAAATGCCTGCGTGTCTTACCGCTATCAAACTTTGCAGTGAGGAGCATTGCTACATGGCCGCTACAGCGCGCCAATGCCAATTCAGCAAATTTGACAGCGGTTTTGTTCTGCTTGCCGTATGGGGGATTTGTGATGACTGCATCAAATATTTCGTAGTCATACCGATCAGATAAGAAATCAAAGATACCATCGTGCTCACGCTTGTAAGTGGCGATATCTGAGGTGAAAACATCCGCACCAGCAGCTCGCAGAACGTCTGCCATTTTGTGGTTTCCGGCTGCGCATTCCCACACCTTCACGCCAGACACAGGGAAGTGCTTGAGAAGAGTCTTGGTCGCCCAAGCTTCGGTCTCATAGAGCTCATTCTTTTTAAGCTCGTAGTTGGAGTATGTAACGGTCATATACGTCTCCCAATGGCGCGAGCAACACGCATGTCCATCAAGTCAATTCGCTTGTTTAGTTGTCGGCTGAACCAGATCAGGCGGTATTTAATTGGCTCGCCTGGCTTCGGGTCGCTGATCATCCGCATGAACTTTCCGTAAGGCGTATGCCCCTTGGCTTGATTGCAGGGCGCACATGCGGCGACGATGTTTTCTTTGTGGTTTAGACCACCTGACACCCGCGGGATTACATGATCGCGGGTGGCTGCTTTAACAGAGAGAGGGTCAAGGCAGTATTTGCACCGACCGTTCTGTTCTCTCAGTGCTGCTTCTTTGTCAGCACGTTCAAAGGCTTTGTTTAATTTACGCTGCTGGTAATTCGATAAGCGGCCCCATGACATGAGATCACCGTCTCAATGTCAGAGATCGAATTCGTGCATTGCGTGGACGCATATCCATGCTCGATCCTTTTAGATTGTGGGGAGTTCTGCAGCTGTGCTGCCAATAAAAGCTCCGGCGCATTGGCGCCGAAGTATTCTCTCTGGTGGCATAATTGCCGGGGATAGGGTGGTAATTAGTCCGGCTGCTGATCGTTTACAGCTGCGGCAAGATCTTTATTGGACAGCTCATTGCCGTCGTTAAAGCCCTTCTGCCAGCTTTGTGCTTCTTGTGAGCCGGCATGGTATGGATTGCTAGCGTCACCACGGCGACGGCCTACTGCGAAGCCTTCATCGTATGCACGGTCAACCTGTGGGGTACGATCTTCGTCCAGCATTTCAAGCTGGCGCCCAGCTCGGTGGCCAAACATTTTGGCAATACGAATTTTGCGCTCAAAGTCAGCAATGATTTGCCCTGAATCCTTGTCCTCAAGAGACTTCGCAAATTCAATATCTTTCTTTGACCAACCCAAATCCTTGAGACGTTTATACTCCGCACCAATATCACCCTTTTTACCGGCCATATCGGACTCAAGGGATTTGATGTTTTTGAAGCCTTCGAGAAACTTCTGCTCTTCGTATAGTTCCTGATCAGTCTTAGTGTTGTGACCTAGCGTTGCCATTTGCTTACCTTTAATCCTTTTTGATTTTCAAAATTTTTCTGGCTTCTTCGATAGGAACCCCTTGTTTTAAGAGGTCATAATAAGTTGGCTCTAATGGAGCAGGAACATGAAAGCCGCGTCTTGCGCGCTTAAAGCCTTCTAAGTGAGAGGCTGGCATACAGTTCGGCGTTTCAAATAAATTGTCGTCCGTAATACCTAAGACTTTAATGCGTCGGAGGAGTTGGCAGCGATGAATGCCGAGTTCTTTTGCTATTCGTGTCTTCGCTATTCCAGCTTGCAGCTTTAGTTTGACGCGTCGGTCTAGTTCATCAGTCCAAATTAATTCTCTTCCCCTTGCCATAATCAACCTCCGTGTCGTTATGGTGCAGGTGTAGCGCTTTCGCCGGAGCGAGGTAGACGCTCAGGAATTGCGATATTGTAGCGAACAGCAAGCTGGTGAATGAGGATGATCTCTGGACTTGTCATCTCATCATCCCCCTTCGCTTCAATACGAAATACGGATGCTGCAGATATGGCAAAGCGCTTGGCAAACTTCGCTTGGCTTTCCCCTAAAATCGTTCTGATGAAGCGCACTTGATTACCTGTAAGTTTGGGCAATGCCGTGTCGGTTCGATCTGAATTAATTTCCATTGTCATTTTACTCCGTTTTGATGTAAACAATACGGTGTGAATTATATTCAGTCAATACGATACGTATTAATTTTATACGTTGAGTGCAAAAATTTATTCAGCTCCCGAGGAAAGGCGATTAGTGTCATGGAGATGCAAGACGCGCATAAAAGACTAAGGCAGGCTCGGCTGAATGCGGGCTTTAAATCTGCATCTGCGGCGGCAAGAGCCATGGGTGTTAATCCAATAACCTATACAGCCCATGAGAATGGTGGGCGTGGTATCAATGCTGAGGCCGCTAAGCATTATGCCAAACATTTAGGCATTGATCCTGTTGTACTGATCTTCAATTCAACCGATGACACTGAAGGATCTGAAGAGCAGGGGCTCGTTCAGTATAAGAAAACTAAAGAGCAGAATGACCTCGCTACGGATCTGCAGCTTGATATGCCGAATGAGTTTCTTTCTCAGCGGTTCCGGATACCAGAAGATAGCTCCAGAATTATCGAAGTTGTTGGTGACTATATGTATGATCCAACCGATCCGAGCGCTGTCGGTTCGCTGCTTCCCGGCGACTGTGTAGTTGTCGATACCTCTGATACTCGACCATCTCCTCCAGGTGCTTTTGCCGTCTTTGATGGAGCTGGAGTTTCCTTAAAAATGCTCGAGGTAATACCTAATTCAGAGCCTAAAACGCTTAGGATTACCGGTCGGAACCCACGATACGACTGCTTCGAAAGAGCTATGGAAGCCGTTGAAATTATTGGGAGAGTTAAAGCTAAAGTTTCGATGCTTTAAAAATAGGCGGGGCTCCCGCCTTTTTCTTATCAGCGTATATAAACAATTCCACAAGAAGCCTGTTTATATAATCTCTATGATTGGAAAATTCTCTTATGCTCAATTGAGAGACTGCTGTGACTCCCACAAACCAAGAACCCTGCCATAAATTAAAATGGCAGAGCACCTGGGTAGGAGGAGAGATCATGCCCAACCGAGCCGACCGCCGCTTATCCCACAGGTGGTGGCACATTGCTTACCCCACCATATCGATCTCTTTTTCGATAGCATCATCGTCGATCAGGGCAGATCACCAGTGTCTAAGACACCGCCAGAAACCCTTTGAGTCAGATCGAATCCCGTTCCTTACTCATCATCCACCTTTGTGCCGAACCGGTTGCCGTCATACACAAGGGCGAACTGATCTCTATGAAATAGATGTTGGATAGAAACATTAAGTGTTGTAATTTCCCACTTACTGGTTCTTCCGCCAAGAAGTTCACTTACCAGTCAAGCCCCGGCCTTTGTCAGAAGGTGCGGGGCCTCTTTATTTCTGCAACTAAATACGCCTCAGTGTCAATACGCTATGAATTATTTAATACGCGAGTTGACAAATCTAATTCGCTACGTATTATATACATCAATACGTTGTGAATTAATTATTGCTTTGAGGCTATGATGAAATCTCATGAGAAATGCAACAGTGGTATTGAAGGTGTATCAGTCTCCGCTGTTTCCGATGCAATTCGTGCATGGCATCGTGGCGATAAACTCACTGAATCCCAATCATCCTTAATCGAACAGGCGAGGGTTATCACCCTAGGCCGCGCATATGGAATTTCCCTATGACGCCCGAGCAGGAAGAAGCCGTGGGCTTTGCAATTTACCAAACATTTATCCGTCACGGATTTGGAACGTGCATGAGCACAACCGTGGGCGGAAAACAAATTCAGGAAACGCCTGAACAGGCCTGCGTCAGACGTTGGCGCCGCCTTCCACAGGTCACCCGCGATCGCTTCATTGCGGAAGGCCGAGCTGCAATCAGAACTATTGAGATGAACTCATGAAAATCATTCAGTTTAATGCCGAGAATATTAAGCGTCTGGTGGCTGTCGAAATTAAACCGGATAGCAATCTTGTCGAAATCACGGGCAAGAACGGGCAGGGAAAGACCTCTATCCTTGATGCAATTCTCTGGGCAATGGGTGGCAATAAAATTATCCAGTCCAAACCGGTGCGTGATGGTGCTGAAAGCGGATACGTTCGTCTGGATCTAGGGGATTATGTTGTCACCAAGAAATTCAAAGTCAAAGAAGATGGTGATGTAACGATCTCTCTGACTGTCGAAAACCGTGATGGTGCTAAGTTTGGCAGCCCACAAGAACTTCTAAATAAATTCCTTGGTGATCTGACATTTGATCCGCTCGCCTTCTCTCGCAAAAAACCAAGCGAACAGGTCGTGGCGTTACGTGCCTTGGTGCCTGACTACGATTTTAATGCGGCTGATAAAAAAGCCAAAGAACTCTTTGACAACCGCACAGACATCAATCGCCAAGTACGTGATCTCAAAGGACGCATTGACGCTATTACACTGCCTGAAGGTGACTTGCCACCGCGCATTAGTGTTGAGGCCCTAACCATCGATCTACAAAAAGCGATGGAGCATAACAGCAAAGTTGAAGCAGAAGCTCGTAAAGCCGAAATCGTTAATCGTGATATCAGCAACCTTGAGGGCAGCATTCAAGCTAAGCGCGATGAAATTGCAGCGCTTGAAAAAGCTATCATCCATAATGAACAGTCCATTGAAGAGCTCCGTGATCAGCTGGATGGCATTGTCGTTGAGGACAAAATAGACCTTACCTCAATTCGTGACGGGCTCGCAAAGGCCGACCATGTAAACAGCATTGCGGCTCGCGTTGAAGAACGCACACGCTTAAAGACTGAGATGTCGAACAAGGAAACGGCCGCTGAAGCTTTGAGCAATCAGATTGAAGAAATCAAAAAGGCATCTGCAGCGGCTGTTGTTGCGGCCAATCTTCCCATTGATGGTTTAATGCTGACCGAAGATTCAGTCTTGCTCAATGGTAACCCATTTGATCAGGCCAGTGATGCAGAGCAACTGCGTGCCTCTGTGGCGATAGCCGGCGCAATGAACCCAGCCTTACGTGTGATCCGCGTTCGTGATGGCTCACTGCTTGATGAGGAAAGCATGGATCTTCTTCGCGAATACGCAGAGAAGAACGGATACCAGATCTGGATTGAAACTGTCTCTTCCGGTCGTGAATCTGCAGTTCTTATTGAGGAGGGCGCTGTCGTTTCCTCTGTAGTGGAGGCAGCAGAATGAGTGAGGCTCTTGATTTCATAGCCAATCCAGACGGGACATACTCTCTAGCGCCAGGGATTTACTTCAACCTTCCAGAAGCGATCTACCATGCTGATAACTCACTCGGTTCCACCTCAATCAAAGACTTAGCCACAAAGCCATGCAAATGGCAGTACGACCGTCTTCGTCCTAACAAAGAAGTATCTGAACCAGAGCATCTTAAATGGGGTCACGCGTGGCATTGTCGGGTGCTGGAGGGTAAGGCGGCATTTGATCAGCGCTATGCAAAATTACCGACACCAAACGACTTCCCGAAGGCGCTAAATACTGCTGATCAGATCAAAGATTTTCTGCGCATGCATGGTCAAAAGCTGACTGGCAATAAATTGGACCTCATGTCTCGAGCAAAAGAACTGGATGATTGTCCTGAGTTTTTCGATGAGATCTTGGCCAAATGGCATTTTGATCACCCGAACTATGTTGAGCTTTCGGATCGCATGGTCAGGGAAATTGAGGATGCGGTCAGCAACATGCAACGCGATCCTACTCTAACAGCGGTGATGGAAGCCGGTACGCTGATTGATGGTGCCGCGGAAATGTCGATCTTTTGGATTGATGAAAGAGGGCTACGTCGTAAGTGCCGCTTTGACTATTCTCTTGCGCCCACTGCAACACGCAGCAAGGCCCTGATCGTCGATCTTAAATCGTTTGCCACATACAAAGGTGGCAATGATGAAGATGCTGCGATCCGCAAAGTCTATGACATGGCCTATGACGTACAAGTTGCCGCTTACATGGAAGGTTATCATGCTGCGTTAAAGCTTCTGGAGCTGGGCATGGTATTCGGTACGCCTCCAGCCGGTAATTATCTGCACAAGTTTCTGACCGCAGATGGTGCTGATTGGGTGTGGGTCATGATGCGTAAAGATAACGCGATGGTACCGGTCACACTATCCATTGACACTGAAGACAAAATGTTTGCGCACGCAAAGAACATTGTTGCCGCTGCGCTCGACACATACCGCTTTTACACAAATCTATGGGGCTCAGATCAGCTGTGGACGCCACCGCCGCAAGTCCCATTGCGACTAAACCATTCTGTCATGCCGACTTACAACCGAGGGATCCAGTATGAGCAACCAAATAACCGTTGATAGTGCGGCAACCTTACTTGACAACATCCGCGCCGTCGTTGAGCCGCTTGTCATTGATAATGGTCAGACCTTCGACAGGCTTAAATCGGTCTTCTTGATTGCTGTTCAGCAAAACCCTGACATTTTGAAATGCTCTGAGGAAAGCCTTCGTCGCGAGATTTCAAAATGTGCAGCTGATGGTCTTGTCCCAGATTCAAAAGAAGCCGTTATCTTACCCTATAAAAATTCCAGCGGCGTTTTCTTGGCCAACTACCAACCAATGGTAATGGGCATCATCAAACGCATGAAAGAACTTGGTGGGGTATTCTCAATTGCTTGTAGTGTCGTTCATAAGAATGACGAGTTTATTTATGACGAGGCGGATCCAGATGCGCTGAGCCATAAGCCAGATCGCTTTGCTTCAATTGAAGAACGTGGAGCTATCATTGGTGGCTACGCAGTGTTTCGTGACAATCTGCGCCGTGTAATGCACACGGAAGTTATGACAATGGCTGACTTTGAGGCAGTGCGAAAAGCATCAAAGGCGCCGAATAGTCCGGCATGGACCATTTGGCCAACCGAAATGTATCGTAAGTCGGTACTTCGTCGTGGCGCAAAGTACATCTCAATTAACAACGACAAGATCCGTGCATTAATTGAGCGTCAGGATGAGATGTTTGATTACAGTCAGCCACGTGTTGCCGAACGGGTAAATCCGTTTACTGGACAAGTCCTTGAGCATGAACCAGCACGCTCTATTTCGCATCAGCAATCTGAAGCTCTGACGTTCACTGCATCTCAGGCCAAGGAAATGCAGCCTATTGAAAATGGTCAGCCGGTGCAGGAACAATCCAGCAAAAAAGCCCATGCGCAAAAGCAGAAACAGGAACCGGTAAAGACAAATGTTCTGCCTAAAGTTCCCGATATCTCTATCGCCAGTGAAGATAAAGAAAAACTGGTCGAAGCAGTTGAGAAAGTGCTGGCCATTGCAACGGATAAAACCATCTCGGCCGAGGAGCGCCGTGGCGTGCTGAAAGAGGCGGCGAAAAACTGGCAACCTCACATTCCAGAGTATGCCAAGCCGCTCATCAAGGCCTGTATCGATATGGTTGATTGGTCAATTCATAAAGAGATTGCTGGCGAACCATGGACTGCTGACCATGCAGTTTTTGTTCATGATGCCAAAGAATTGCTCGGCGTCGATAAACTAAAAGTTGGAAAGTATCAGTAACTTAGCATTGAGACCACGCGAGGCAGTCACTGAACTGCCTCATGGCTCATGCTATTAATTTAGATAGGTAATACCATGCAGAGTTTTGGGAATACAGCCGAGGTGCTTTCATCATCCATTTCGGCCAAGGAGAACGATCTGCGCCTACTGAAGCAATTTGAAGCTCATGGTGGCGAGCATCGTTTAGTGGTCAAGGCAGATCACCCGAGTGATGAAATCCGAAACATAATTTCAACTGTTTCTAATAGTCCAAAGATTGGTGGGGCGCTGATCCGCGCTTTAATCAAAGTCATTGAAAATGATCTGGTGGTGGCAAAGGCCGAGCTCAAGAAGCACGTTCTTTCTCCCGTGGCTATCGTGGGAGAGCAGGTATGAAGTTACGATCTGTTGATTTTGAAACAACTGATAAACCTGAGCGCCGTCAAAAAGGTACACCAGTGGGGTTGTGCGAGATCGGTTTCACCGATGTCGATGGAGTAACAGGTTCTGTCTCGCAGCCATACTCAGCGTTTGTAAATTGCGGTGTTCCAATTACGCCGGAAGCTCGCGGCATACATCACATCAGCGATGAAGATGTGGCCGAGGCGATTACACCAGATGCTGCTCTTGCTTTACTTCTGGAAGGAATGATGCCGGGGGATATTTTTGTCGCCCACAATGCGCAGTTTGAGAAAAGCTTCTTTAGCGGGGGAGTTTTCCCATGGATATGCACTCTGCAGTGCGCGCGCCATCTATGGCCTGATGCGCCTGGGCATTCAAATCAAACTCTGAGGTATTGGTTGGGTGTTGATGAGCAGTTTCAGTGGCCTGAACATGCAATGCCACCTCATAGAGCCGGCCCTGACTCCTATGTCACTGCGCATATTCTTTCAAAGATGGTCAAAGATAAGCATCCATCTGCTCTGATCCAGCTGACGAACACACCGATCTTAATGAAGGCCGTACCTTTCGGAACCCATGAAGGTAAGCCTTGGGAGGAGATGGAGATAGGATATCTCCGATGGTGTCTTGATCCACAGCGCACCTTTCGCGCGGATCAAAAGGAAATGATCCTTCATACGGCTCGTCACTGGCTCAATAAATTGACCATGTCGGGTACTCCATTCGCCTAAGGGGGCAGCTATGTACAAAGTTATCACTATCACTATCGAAGACGAGCACTCTGAAGTCCAAACCTATGTGACTTTGAATAGCGTTAAAGCAGCCCAAATTCTCAAAGGTGACGATAGTGGTGTCGTCTGCCTCTGTATTCAGCCTGACTCAGCGCAGAAAATCGCAGCTCTGCTGAATGCTGATCATGAGCAAAACGAGACCGCCTCGTAAGGCGATACCCGATCGGGTCAAATTAACTGCAGCGTTACGCCGGTTTGGACTGACCACAGCAGACGTTCAGTTCGATCATAACCCTGCGTTAGCCCTTAGACCCATCAATGAGTTGACAGGCGATACCATACCGCCTGCCAACGACCCAGCATACATCGACATGCTTCTCATCCATGAACATAAGCTCAAGACATTCGGTCGTGGTGGAGAGAAGCGGATTACCACCGCCGATGGAGACATCGGAAAGATCGCTAAAATGCGCCGGGTCAACGCGAAAGAGGAGGCATTTCGCAAGACATTGCTCACCAAACAAACTGGAGAGCTTGCACCAAAGAAAAGCAAATGGCCAAGTCGGCCATTTCGCCAGAAGAACACCACCCCCAGCAAGGATGCAAAAGAATGAGAAAGTTCCGTGTTCACACGGCGGTTGATGGCACATTAGATGTGACCGCTGAGACGCCCAATGAAGCCCAAAAAATTGCCAAGGACATGATTCCGGACGCGATCATCACGAAAATCAAAGTGGTGAAGGGTGAATAGCCATGACACAGCACTCAGTCAAAGAGATGAAGCGTCAATATGATCTTGCCGCACAGAAAAAGCAGGAAGCTGACAAGCGATTTACGCAAGCAGAACGCGAGCTGACAGATGCTTTATTACGGCAGTCTGGTTACCACAATAAGATTGTCATCACAAAAGCACATCCCCACGGAGTGCTTGTTAACGATGCCACTGTAGTTGACGGACGTATCACACGATACAGAGGACGAGCTGTTAATGTGGATGGTACTGTAGGTCAGCGGATCCGCGTGATTTACATGCATGATCGCGTGGTCAAAGTGCAGGAGGTCTCAATATGACCTTTGAGCCTGACACGTCATTGAATAAGCGTATGCCAGCACGAATTTTTACGGCCTATTCCAGCAATCATATCATCGTCGGCATGGACCAGCCGGCTGATATTTTTTGCTACGAATATGTGCGAGCTGATCTGGCCAACGCGAGCGTAAGCCCCACCAGGAAACCGAATGTTGTATTCCTCACGATCGCTACATGCACCTTACACCGGTACTCATACTTCCATCCGGGTGAGTGTCCTGCTTGTGCTTCATCGGCGCCTGTTGAGGACACATGGCAACATATTTTCTCAGCATTGCAGCCTTTCATCGGCCGGCCATTTTCGCCGGAAATCGCGGAGGAGGTTGCTGATAGCATTTTCCAAAGCGCAGTAAATCCGGTGGTTGGAAGGGTCTGGCTGGGAGAGAGTGATGGCGAGGGATAAAGTTCGCTGTTGCCCGAGCTGCTTACAGCCACTTCCAGACCGTCAGGGTATTCGTGTGCTTGATAATGGTGCGGCAGTTATTGCGGACAAGGTCCGTTACAACTTCCCGATTGTGAAAGGGGCATTGTTCTTAGCCCTATACAATAAGCATCCATCTCCGATGACCCATGATGCTCTGCTGGATGTCATAGCTCACACCAAAAACTATCCACTTGATGAACCTGGCAGAAGAGTTTTGAGCGTTCATTTTTGTTTGATGAACCAAACACTTCGCGGCTCTCGCATGCGGATAAAGCCTGTGTGGGGCTTTGGGTATGAGCTGGATATTCAGCCAATTAACGCCGGTGAGGCGAATAAAAATTCTAATAAAAGAAAGAGAGGGTGACATGGCTCATCCACACGTTACTCCAGCTATGGAAGCAATGACTTGGTATGGCGTTGACCGCTTTGGTGTAGAGCACGTTTCTTACGGCTCATGGTCGTCACATTCATGTCAGAAGCCATATCTTGTATCTGATCGCGTTCCTGTGGCCACGACAATGGAACGTCTTGCAACTGCTGAGACTAAGCTGAGAGCTGCAGAGTATGCACTGGCTGAAAGCCAAAAGCGCAAGAGTGAAGTCAATAAGAAATTAGCCGCCAGCAAAGCTCGTTATTTGGAAGTGGTGCTGGGGATTGATGAAGATTATGCCCCGCTACCTGGAGCCGCTATGTCTGGAGGTCTGAAAGGCGAACTGCGTAGATTGCAAGAGGAAGTCATTCACTTGCGACAAGTCAACGCGAACAGTCTGGAAGCAGATAAATACAATCGCCATTACATGGCCAAACTTTCTGAGTGTATGGAAGAGGCTATCAAATACATCAGGGGTGGTTTTTATACCCGTGTGACCTCCCTCCGCAAACTCAATGCGTTGGGTGAAGAGATGGAAGGCTTCAAAGGGTGGAGGGATCCATCATGAGAAGTTGGTCTCCGCAACAAGAGAGCGCCCTTGCGAAGTGTAGTGCATGGATGCGCTCGCGGTCCAATCCTGTCTTTTATCTGGCTGGCTATGCCGGCACTGGTAAAACCACACTTGCAATCGACCTTGCAAAAAATACCAGAGGGAAGGTGGCATTCGCTGCCTTCACCGGTAAAGCGGCACGAGTGATGCAGTCGAAAGGCTGTGTTGGGGCAAGAACAATCCACTCGTTAATCTATTCACCACAGGAAATGGAAGATGGGGAGGTGCGTTTTCAGCGCCGACCATCATCTGACTTGGCGAACATCAGTCTTATAGTGATTGATGAATGCTCAATGGTGAACGAGGAGATTGGTAAAGATCTGCTCGCGTTTGGGATTCCCGTTCTCGTCCTTCGTGACCCTGCACAGCTTCCTCCAGTAACTGGCGGCGGTTATTTCACGTCAGGTAAGCCTGACCACATGCTGACAGAGGTGCATCGCCAAGCTGCAGAGTCACCTATCATCTGGCTTGCTACTCAGATCAGAACCGGGACTACGCAATTTGATGAAATGCAGACCGATGGGCTGATTATCACTGAGCGGAAACATTTGGATCCGCATGCTGTTACTCATGCCAATATGGTTATTGTCGGCCGTAATGATACGCGGCAACGGTACAATGACCGGCTCAGAGAGTTAGCTGGCCATAAGAAAAGCACGCCCGACAAGGGTGAACCATTGATCTGTCTTCGCAACGATAAGCTCGTCAAGATTTTCAATGGCGACATTCTGCGAGTGCAGGAAAGTCGGCTGCATAAAACCAAGGTTAACCTGCTGCTTGATGATCCGGACACAGATCGTAAAGCGTTTAAGGTTCAAGTCCGAAAAGAGTTTTTCCAAGATGAAGCGGTTGCTCTGCAGCTTCCATATTCAGAGCTCCGCGGAACGCAACAATTCACCTACGGCTATGCCATCACCTGCCACAAGTCACAGGGGTCTCAGTGGGACAACGTCTGTGTGTTCGATGAATCCTCCGTGTTTCGTGAGGACCGAGCACGGTGGCTTTACACGGCAGTTACACGGGCTGCCGAACACCTGACACTTGTTATTTAAAGTCGGCCTTATGATTGAAGTAAAATCCTGTGAATCAGTTATGAGTAAAAACAATAAATCGCAGTGTGAATTCGCTTTAGATAATCGAATTATTGAAAGGTTTCGTTATGGCTTTGCGCTTTTCTAATCTTGGCCCCGAATTCCCTCGTCCTTTTATTCAGGCGCTAAAGGCTGGTGAAGTAGTATTTTTATGTGGTGCAGGTATTAGTGCGCCGCAGCTGCCAGGTTTTGAAACATTGGTTGCAGATACGTATAGCAAACTAGGAATCGACAAAAATCCTTCTGAGGAAAGCTCTTTCATAGGAGGACGATATGAAGAGGTTCTAGGATCACTTAGCCGCCGTTTAGCTGAGCCTGAGAACATGATCAGCACCGTCTCAGAATTACTCGCGGTTCCAGATAATATAAACCTCAATCAACACAACATTGTATTAAGACTTTCACGTGATATTAATAACAAAATTGTCGTTGTTACTACCAATTTCGACACTTTGCTTGAACGCGCTTCTGAGAGTTTAGCAGAGAATATTCGAACACCCAGTTATGCAGGTCAGTCATTGCCTGCCCCAGGAGGAGCAAGTTTTTCTGGCGTCATTCACATTCACGGTAGGTTAGAAGACACGCAGCTTGATCTGGATTCAACGCCACTCATTCTGACTAGTGCAGATTACGGTGATGCTTATATGCGATCAGGCTGGGCTTCCCGTTTTCTCTTTGACCTTGCACGTTGCAAAACAATTGTTCTGATTGGTTATAGTGCTAACGATGCTCCGGTTCGTTATTTTCTCAATGTTCTTGAATCTGATCGAGCACGCTTTCCTGATTTGAAACCGGTTTATGCGTTCGATACCTTCGAGCATGATCCTAATGAAGCAGAAGCGAGGTGGGGTACATTAGCAGTTACCCCCTTATCATATTGTAAACGCAATCCCCAGACGGGAGGAGAAGATCATTCGCCGCTATGGCAAGATCTTGCGCAACTAGCAGACCTTGTTGAGACTCCACAGCTATTGAGTGCTGAGCGCACAAAGCAAATGCTCTCCAGGGAAAATACTGATATCTCCCCTCAACAGTTAAGGGAACTTTCTTGGCTTTTATCAGATCACAACGATCTTTGGCCGGTTGTTATTACAGCCGTGACCGATCCAAGCTGGTTTCACTTACTTGATGAGAATAAATTATGGACCAAAACAGATGCATCCAGGGTGATCGCTTCTTGGGTTGCCCGCAATTTTGAAGACCGGCAACGTTATATGGTTGCCATTGAGTGGAGTAATATTCTTGAAAGTGATTTTCTTGCAAAGCTCGATCAGTTTTTAAGGCAAACACCTTCAGTCTCACCTTTCTGGCTTAAATTGTGGCGCCTTTTATTTTTAACGAAACCAGATAGTCACGTTGGACATCGCATATTCGATCGTGGAGCTCTAGAGTTAAAGCATGCATTTGGAAGTGGTTTGATTCTAGATCGTGAATTAACACAAGCTATAGCGCTTCTTACACCTGTGCTAAAAGCAAGACGGCCCTATGTTACACCAGAGGATGTGCACAGTTCCAACTTACGTATTTCAAAATATGTATCGTTAGAATTAATAGTTACTGATGAATATGATGCGAACCAAACTATTGAGACTTTGATTGAACGCGAAGAACATATGTTGCGCGTCCTTGAACTATGCACTGAATCCCTAAGATCTACATTGTACCAGGCAGTAGAGATTGAGTTAATCTTACAAGATTACGATCTCACTGATTATACAGTGCCTTCTATTGAGAGGCATAAACAAAATGAGCATCACAATGGAATGCTTTTTCTTCTTAGTATGATAGTGCAAGGTCTACCAAAAGCTATTGCTATGGATCAAAACCGCACTAAAGACTTGATATCGCAATGGCGCTCATTACCGGGCCGTTTGGGTAAACGACTAATGCTTCATGCTGCTCGTAATACACAGACGTGCTCTGCAAATGAAGCGTTGCAGCTCTTACTTGACCTGAACGAAACGGATTTTTGGACCATCCGCCGGGAGTTCGCCTTGCTGCTACGTGACAGAGCTGCTGAGGCCGATCCCGAAATTCTAGATGCTGTTGTAAGGCGTATTTTAAGTACTGGTGAAGCCTACTATTCTCGCTATTCAATAGCTGAAGGAGAGGTTGATTGGCGAAAACACTCTCTAGATATTAAAGTGTGGTTACATCTCAACATGCTCGATGAGGCCGAGGTACTCTCTGAGCAAGGACGTGCGGAACTTGAAGCAATAGTAGTACGGCATTCATATCTAAATCGAAAGGTTGAGGATAGCGATTTTTTCAATTCTTACAGTAGTGGAATCACCACTGTTGAAGGTGATAGCAGTCAAATTATTGAGGCTGAACCTGCGGATCGTCTAAAAGTTGCAACAGATTTAATTCGTAGCCCTAATATACATCAGAAAATGGGGTGGGAAAATTATTGTCGTTCTGACCTGCAGGGGGCGTTTCAAGTACTGAAGGGCTCTTCATTAGAAGGCTCTAATCTCGAATTGTGGAATATTTTTCTTCCATTATTAGCGTATCAAAATGATCCGAAACAAGAGGATACAAGTCGCGTTTTGATTGTTCAAGCTCTGGCTCACCTTGAAAAGCTGGATGATTCCTCTCTTGAAATCCTTGCGAGCAATATTGTAGAAACTTTAGTCTCAGGGCCGAGACGAGATATCTCTAACTTAGAGAATTGGTGTGATCGGCTTTGGGCTGCAATCAAAAAAACTGACCAGCAGATTGACTTTAAGCGAAACATTTATGAGCGTGCGATAAATTGTTCGGCAGGTCGACTCGTTCACGTACTCCTTGCCGAGTTAAATCATACAATTAAGAATAGTGGACCGTACCTGAAACGTCAGTGTGAACGGTTAATATCTATATCTCTGGACAAAAGCCAAGTTGGAGTAATCGCCCGTTCGGCTTTAATTCATGATCTTGCTTTTATACTGCATGCTGATGAAGCGTTGGCTGTGAAATATCTGATACCGTTGCTTAATCAAAATACTGATGAAGCGCGTGCGTTGCGCGCAGTATTAGTTTCTCATAGCAATATCACACCTGAAATAACTAAATTTGCGCGTGATGTTGTGTTGCTTGGAGTTATTGAAGGAGGAGTAAATTCAAACTTCTCTACGCAGACTGCATTAAGTGTGTTGCGACCAGCCATCCACACACTACACGGCGATAATTCTGATGGATGGGGTATTAACTTTGTTGATGTAAGGCAAGTGTTAAAAGAAGCTCCTAATTATATCCGCTCCGGTATGCTTGATGCATTTGTGCGATGGATACAGAATTTGAAACATGAACCAGCCAAGGTCTGGGAAAAAACTATATTCCCATTCTTTGACCTCATATGGCCAAAGGAGCGTCGCTATATTGATAACGCTCATAATCGTCATCTTTTTTATTTAGTGGCATATGCAGGTCAAATTTTTCCTGAAGCTTGCGCTAGATTAAGACCATACTTTCATGTTGGTTCAGGTGAGTTGGCGGGGCTTCACTGGATTATAAAGAGTAAAGTGCCAGAGAATTTTCCTGCATCTGTTCTTGACCTGCTTTGGTTAGTCTGTGGGCCAGACGGAGAAACTAATTATTATATGGCAGAGTTACTTGATCGTCTTTATGCTGCAGATAATAATATTAAAATTGATCGAAGATTTCAGTCTTTGAAACGACGCACCACACAATATAAATAATCCAAATGGCATCTTGGGCTTTGTTTTATCTGTAAGCAAAGTCCACCTTTTCTGACTAGAATATTTACCAGCATACTTTGGTTAAATACCCCCTCCAATTATGGAACCTATGAGATGATTGTAACACCAGAGCGGATAGACAATGCGCTCGATCGTTTGGCCGAGATTATGGTTCTCATGGGAGATAAAGGCCATATCTATCTCCCTATATATGAAAGACTTGAGCAAGAGTTAGAGCAAATGCAGTCTGCTGATAACAAGATGTCAGCTGTGCACGCCAGACTTAAACGATCACAGGATCGTAAGGCAGGCTCACTGCTTGCATAGCTTCTTGGCGAAGCTTCAGGGATCCACCTTCGCCATAGCTTTGCCGATCGATGGAATGCCCCATCAAAATTTTACGGACTTCCGCATCGATCTTTGCGTTTTTCATTCGATCTTCAAAGGAGTGCCTCAGCGAATAGAATGTTTGCCGCGGCATTTCGAATAAGTTATTTTCACGCAAATATTTCCCAACGGCGCCTGAGAGCGTGTCTCCTTTATCGCGATACCGTGGGAACCCGTTCGGATATTTTTTCATTACATCAAGCGCCAGCCCCACGAGTGGGATGATGCGGATCGACGTTTCCGTTTTGATTTCGCGAGGATCATCCGGATCATCGTCCGGTTCAATTTTAATGTGAGGGACTTCGTGATCCAGTATGATCCGGTCGGCCGAAAGATTGGCGATCTCACTTGGTCGCGCACCTATGTTTGCCATCACGAGGAAGATGCCTCTGGCTTCATCATTTAAGCCGGACAATGCACCTGGCTTCAACAGTTTGTCTGTGATCCATTCATGGGAGAAGGGAAGGCGCTTACGGCGCAGCTTGCCCGTTCTTTTAAAGCGTAGAGCCTCGAAGGGATTCTCCTTGTCCGGATTTTCTATGTAGGTGAAATAGGACTTATACAGCTCGCTCATATCGCCAAGTCGTCGGTTGCCCGTATCTGGAGAGTGTGTTCCTTGGCCTTCCATTGGAGCAATCTTCTGCATCCAATAGTCATAAAACTTGCGAGCTTCCGCTCTTGTAATGGAATGAATATCGAGGTTGCCACAGACATCCACGAAATTGATGATCGACTGTAGCTTGCTTTGCCGCCATCTGATTTTTTGATTGGCACTTTTGCTGCGCAACTTATGCGCCTCAATCTTTTCAACATAGATGTCGAAGGCTTCGCGCACGCTGACACTCGGTGTATCTGCGTCGCCCAGGATTGCTTCAATCACTGGTTTTGATTGTGCTGTTCTTGGGATTGCCTCAATACGCTCAAGGATAGATTCGATCGAACCTGCAGAAATTTCAGCTGCCGGTCTATGGCTGAACCCCATCGCACGCGCCAGACGAATACGCGCTTCATGTTTCTCCCACGGGTTTTCCTCATTCATGGTAAGTGAGGCCCAAAGGATATTGTCAGCTTCCTCGTGAATGTCTCTCAGTGCTCTAGCTTTTGCGAGATCATTGGTACGCAAGGAGAGGCGTATCACAGGGCCACGCTTGTCCATCTCTTTCACTTCTGAAGGAATATGACGCAGATACTGATACGTTCCCCCTCTTAATGATAGGAAGCGATCAGGGTGGGATCCTGTCTTGTAGTTTGTTTTAGAAGGCTTCATCCGCAACATCTTCTTACACAGAAACTTGCACAAATTCTTACACAAAAAATTGCAGAACGAAACGGCTTTGTCAAATCGTAGTGAAAAAGCTGAATGAAAACAATAAAATGTAGATTAAAGGGTGGTGCGGACGGCG